TTATTCCACTAAACATAATTCCCGCTCTACCTCGCGACGATTCTTTAACCCTTTCCACGACTGACCATCAGCATATATCCAGCGGCGTAACTCATCGCAAGCGCCTTTGATGTCGCCAGTATTGAGCTTTTTAAGCAGCGTAGATTGGATAAAAGCATGCTGCCCGACGTTATAGGTGAACGAGTACAGAGCCGCTTTCTGGTATTGGCTTAGTGGGATTTTCACAGCTGCATCAACAATGCGTTGTACCGGCGTCAGATCTTGTTGCAATAAAGCATCGCATTCCGCATCAGAATATTTTTTACTGGGGATGATATCTTTACCGGTGTGGCCATCGCATACAGTGAGGACATTGACGACATCGTAGTAAGCCACATACTTGCGGCCCTCTAATCCATCTTCACCACCTAGTAATACACCAGCAATAGCCAGTGCTCCGAAAGCAGAAACACCCATTAACTTACTGCGAAGAGTTGGAGACATTTTATTTCTTCCGTAATTGAAATTCTTTTCGCTTATAGTGCCAATTCACAATAAAGGTTCCCGTCGTGCAGACAATACCGACTACCATGGCCCATTCGTTTAGAGATAAGGCACCAATCGTTGTTGTTAACCCGCCGAACCACAAGGATATCGCGCTGGAATATTTATCCATCTTCATTGTCTCCCCCTGCCAGTTGGCCTGGGCATATATTTGCTGCTTTTGGAAAATAGCTCGCCGCCGTGCCCCATCCAGACGCAGAGATTATTTGAGGATAATTGATGCTGGCGATGAACTATAAAAAACCACACAAATAGCGAGGCCTAATAATTTAAATTATTATGTAAAAATACCGTCTCTTTCGGTGATAATAAGCCAACAACATAGACAAAAGGAAAATTGCTCGATGAATACCGGTTTTATTCTGCTCTGTATTTATGTAGTTGGCGTTATTATTTCTACTTTCATTATTTTCCCGCTGACACGTGACCAGAGCTTAGTAGTAAGGTGCTTATCATCACTTTTAATTGGTATAACCTGGCCCTTAAGCCTGCCCGTTGCCCTGCTGCTCTCAATGTTCTAATTAATACGCGTTAGGAGCTTAGCCCAAAAGTATCGGGCCTCATCAATGCTTGGGATAAAATGAAAAAACCCCGCCTGAGCGAGGTTTCTTTGACTGTATGAGTGCAACTGCACAACCAACTGTTATCAGACTAATGCACTTTTTGCGGCCGCACCAACACTTTTATCATAAAAAATTAATTTTGTATTTCGGCGTCCATCTCAAGGCGAATATCCATCATGGCAAGGCAACCATCAACAAAGCCCTCAGCCATTTGTAGATTTATTCTTATTGCTCTTTCGTCTTTCTTTTGTTGCCTTGCAATAGCACGTTTAGATTGATTATAGACATAATGCCGAATGACCAATTCCCACTCGTCATACCGATGACGTTTTAAACGAGAAACACATCCATCAACGGCTAATCCATCATCATCACAACATGAAGGTCGTGATGAGGTGGTGTACGGGAGTAAACCTTTAAACCCTGCGGCAATAGAGGAATAGTCAATACCTGAATTATCTTTAGCCCATACACCCCAGCGTTCAAGAACAAGTTGAATATTACGCCTTGGTTTTTTCTGCCCTGAAGGCAAGTTTTTCGATATTCGCATCATAACTCTTCTTCCTTCCGTGAAATATACTGTGTGTGCATAACGCCCCGTCCTAATTAGGGTCGATGGTGGCGCTATTAATTAAATGGGGGAGTTTATGGAAAATATGGCATTTCCAGGCCCCTGCCCATTTGGAGGTTTAATTGCACAGCGCGGCAATACATCACAGTATTTGAGGCAAGTTATAGGGGCTGCGTGCTTATCTGCCCACAAGCCGCTATGACGAATATATTTTGTTAAATAGTTGACGTAGCTGCATCTCAACTTGATTTTATAATGCAGATACTCCCTGACTTCGAGCATGGCCGGTGTCAGTATGTTATTGTCAGATTTGATAAATGATAGTTGTGTCATCTTGCCCCCTTGAGTGATGACACAACAACTGCTTAGGTTGTCAGTTGTTCAGGCCGACAGAGCTATTATTCCGTTAAACATCGGGCATTGAAATTGTATACCCGGCTATTTCTGCCAATTCGATTAATACCGGTAAGGTCGCGACAAACTGATTATCTCTTAAGTGTTCCACACTCACTATCTCACCATGTTCGCAACGGAGTAAAACTGTACCATCCGAAGGCAGAAGCTTAATCAAGTTTTCTATAGGAATCATTAGGTAACATCCTTATATTATTAACCCCCTACAGGGGACCCGATTAAACTCGATTTCCCTTCTAACTAAATTAATTAAAACCACATATTAGAAATAGCTGACATAACCCCATGAAAGAGGAAATATCAGCTGCTCTCATTTTATTAAGTGTCTTTTTCCCAAGGGCATAGCTCGGTTAACGCGGTTTCCAGCGTGGAGATATCGTCAGAGCTGAGCAATGGGATCAGCTTTTCAATTTCATCATCTGGTCGTTTATAAATCCGTAGATTTACGATCCTCGTAATGACATCTTCAGAGAAACGGTATTTTATGACCCGAGCCGGGTTGCCACCGACGACGGCATACGCAGGAATATCTTTTGTGACAATACTCCCCGCAGCAATAACAGCGCCCTCTCCGACCGTAATACCAGGCATAACCATACAGCGCATTCCAAGCCAGCAGCCATCATTCAGTACGGTATTTCCTCTGGGCTGATAAGATTTTTTCACCATACTCATAAAGGGATAAAGGCTAATAAAATCAATGGAGTGATTATGATTCCCGCCCATTAATATTACAGCTTCCGCACCAATACAGACATAATCACCAATAATAAGTTGGTCAATATGCCCAAGCGGCTCCCATTGCTGGCTAACGTTGTCGCCGTGGAGATAACGAACAACCGAGAGTTCAAACCCATCATCCCAACAGTCACTGTAGTAACTATGTTGGCCTCTGATCAAAATATTCGGGTTCTTGACGGAAAGATGCAGATACTCGACTTGTGACCAGTGTTTATTTTTCATGACTTTTTCCTTTTCGATAAAAGAAAGCCACGGAACGTGTTGATTTCGTGGCAGTGATTATACGTTCAGATAACCACTGCTTTTAGCTATTCGAGGATGGAACATCAGCGGACAACGGAAATAATTTATATTCATAAAAACCACCTTTTAGCTTATTTTAAGTAGATTTTCTCATATGTTCAATTGTGATTTTTTATAACTAACCTTTTAACACTAGAGTTGCCTACCGCTACGTAATGGGTATTTTTGATCCCAGCCCAGTTTGGGCTGAAGATGGGCATTTTTGTCTGGGTAGCTTCAACCTCCACGTTAAACAGCAACCAGATTAAATCATAGGGTTATATCAAAATACAACTAAAGAGTTATTTATATAATTAAACCTTTGGTTTATAATCTTGATATGAAAGAAGAAAAAAGCTCACTGGAACCGCCTATTGCGGCTCGACTTTATCACTTAATGAATAAAACCGGCGTGAATAAGTCGGGGCTTGCTCGTATCTGCGGAATAACTCCTCAAGCCGCTGGTCGCTGGTTCACGAAAGGAAAGATAAGCAAAGATTCGGCATTAAAATTATCTGAAGCCTTTGGTGTTTCCCTTTCCTGGTTGCTAAGTGATGAAACGGATAACCCAGAGCTCCCCACCGTCTCAGAAGTCGTTTTAAGTGAAAGACAAAGGGAATTGCTGAATTTGTTTGACCGACTACCTGAAAGTGATAAAGACAATTATATTGAAGCACTTAGGACCAAAGTTGAGAACTACGACAAGTTATTCAATGAGCTATTGAAATCCAGAAATATCAAAGAATTATCCTTAAAGTAGAAACAATAGACAAAATAAATCACCAATGAAACCAGCTCTTGCTGGTTTTTTCGTCTAAATTTCAAAATATTAACCCTATGATTGATAATGAAGTAAAACTAATGATTGATATCAATATAACCCTATGATTTAATCCACTCATCAACGGCACAGCAGCCGCTTAGGTGAGCAAGTTCTGACAATCTGAAAGCAGATAAATCGTGAGTAAAGCATAATTTTTGGAATAAGAATGGAATATAAAAAGATAGACTAAATAACAACTCCATCAATATAATCAACCCACTCATACACCAATTTATATAAGGAGGATTGCCATGTTGACCCGTGAAATGTTTTTAGTTTCGCTCGTCCTTAGCGATCGTCATTGCTCAAGCATTACTGGTATCGTGCTGCGATAACCTGCTTGAGCGAAGCTAACTAAACAATCTGAGAACTTCCCTCCGGCTTACCGGTTATCGTCAGTAATTTTTGACGATAGGCATTTTTATGCCTGAAATCTGGATAAGCATCATGAGTACATTACTTTCTGCGCAATCTGTCAGCTACGACAACACCTTCGGTCCGTTACTGGCTGAGATTTCTTTTAGCCTGAAAAAAGGCGACCGCATCGGCCTGATTGGGCATAACGGCTGTGGCAAAAGTACCCTTCTGAATATCCTCAGCGGTGCACTATCTATGACCTCTGGCACCATCACAACAGCAAATCAATGCTTGATGGCCACGGTAGAACAGCATCTGCCCTGCGCATTAAACGAAGCTACGTTGATAGATGCGGTGCTCAATCATCTGCCGGGCAGCCTGCACCAACCGGAACGCTGGCAAGCCGAAGTCCTACTCGCCACACTGGGTTTTGAGGAAAACGTATGGTCACTGACTGCCGCAACTCTGAGCGGCGGGCAACATACGCGCCTGCTGCTAGCGCGAGCTTTGATCCGCCAGCCGGATTTACTGCTGCTGGATGAGCCCAGTAACCACCTGGATTTACCAACTCTGCTATGGCTTGAACAGTTTCTACAAAATTGGGGAGGCAGCTTTGTACTGGTATCGCACGACCGCAGCCTGCTCGACCGCGTGACCAACTGCACCTGGATCTTGCGCGATAAAACCCTGCAATTTATTCGTCTACCCTGCTCACAAGCCAGGCTGGCGTTAGAAGAAAAGGATAGCGCCGATGCTCATCGCCATCATGCAGAACAAAAGGAGATCGACCGCGTAGCGAAAAGTGCCAAACGGTTGGCTATCTGGGGCAGCGTGTATGACAACGAAAAGCTGGCTCGTAAAGCCAAGCAGATGGAGAAACAAGTTGATCGAATGAAGGAAGATCAAACTCTATTAACGGCCGGCAATCAATGGCAATTGCGGCTCAATGGTGAAGCATTGCCTGCTGATCGTGTGCTGGCACTATCTGATTTGCAGGTGCGTCCTGCGCCGGATGCACCTGTTTTATTCGAACTGGATGAAGTTAGAGTAAAAAGTGGCGATCGCATCGCGCTAGTTGGCCGCAATGGCTGCGGTAAGTCATCGTTATTACATAGCTTATGGCAGGAATTTAACCAGCCAGAAACCTCCGATGCGGGTATAGTTTTTCATCCAAAAGTCCGTATGGGATATTACGATCAAAGCCTACATCAATTACACGATGACGATTCAATCAGCGACGCGCTGACGCCTTTTGCACCATTGACGGAAGACCAGCGAAAAATGGCGCTGATTGGTGCGGGCTTCCCTTACCTGCGGCATCAACAAAAGGTAAGTACCCTAAGCGGTGGTGAACGTTCACGGCTGCTGTTTATCGGCTTAACACTGGCAAACTATTCGTTACTGCTACTGGATGAGCCGACCAACCACCTCGATATAGAAGGTAAAGAGGAACTGGCGGAAACACTAAAAACGTTCAAAGGTGCAGTATTATTGGTGTCACATGACCGCATGCTAATTGAGCAAAGTTGTAATCGCTTCTGGTTGATCCACCAACAACGGCTCGAAGAGTGGCACGACCTGGCTCCGGTTTACAACATTCTGGCCGATAAACCAGTAATAGCGCCGAGTTCAAGTTCAGCCATTGCTACAGCTGCTATTACCACCCTCATGAAAAGTGAGGAAGATTATTTGCTGACAGCCTTGCTGGATCTGGAGGCCAAACTGGCCGAGGATTTGGCGCGGAAACCTAAACACCAAAAAATCACATTACAACGTGAGTGGCAGCAACAAATCGACGAGCTTAATAGTCTGCTAGGTTTAAGAGAGTGAGGACTAACGGATTCAAAAGTTTTTAACTCAAATATCCGCTGGGTGTATGACCAATAAGCCTCATCAGTTTCTGATGGGGCTTATTCCATGCTTTCAGGTTGCTGGCTCCCACAAAAATCAGTACCAGTAAACATAAATCGCCAACTAGACAGTATAACTCTCGCCATAATTTCAAACTATTTTCAGAGCCTCGCTCGCTATAATCCTAGGGTATTACCTGTGACAACATTCACCGTTATCTATCTGGATTCCCATAGAAATGAGTGGGTAAAAATTTCGCCGGTTGAACCTGGCTAAAATAATCAATGTAGAAACCATGGCCGGACATCGATTATTTATTTTTTTATCAGAGATAAGAAAAATATTTACTCCACGAAAAGGCTAAATACAGAGCTTTCTTGTAGAAAATCTATTGAGCAATAGATATACAGTGGTACTGCTTTAGTTAACACCATAAGGAAATGGATGCTAGGGAAAAAGACAAACTGGAAAAAATGGTATTTTCCGGCGATATTGTCATGCTTAGCGACATTCATGGCCCTGCCAAGCTATTTTATATTGGTGAAAACGGTAAGCTTATTTGCACCGATCCACTTAGTTTTCATTTTGATGGTGCGAAAAAGATTATCGCTGAATTTAATAGCTCGGTGAGTAGAAAGGATTATAGTCACTCTGAAGGAAAACCACGACCAACACAGGTTCAGCGTTTGGTACGTGCTTCTGTACCTGATTTGCCAGCACAGCAAGCCTTCCGTACTATTAACACCAAGGCTGCGGAGCGACTGCTGGCTGCCGGAGGCGTTTACAACGGAAATGTTGAAGGTTATACGAAAACAGCCCAAGATTTAGGCGGTTAAGCAAGCTAAAGCAAAAGTGTTAGCTGACGGTACTAGAGAAACGTTCCCTAATGGAAATATGGCGGATGCTCATGCCGAAATAGGTGCTCTTCAACAAGCACATGAAGCTGGGGTCTCGAAGGGAGCCGATATAAACATGGTTGTGAGCGGTAAAGATGTCTGTGGTTACTGTAGAGGCGATATTGCTGCAGCCGCAAATGCCGCTGAAGTAAACTCGCTCACTATACATGCTGTCGATAAATATGGTGACCCAGTAAAATACACATGGGAAACAGGAATGAGATCTATCAAGGTGGCTAAATGAATAAAGATATGGTGTTAGGCGGTTATTTCTTTAGCCCTTCTGGTGATAGGGAACAGTTAAAACCTTTAAAGAACCCTTCTGAGGATGACTTACTCCAAGTCCTTGAACTTTTCCGTGATAACGTTGGTGTGTTGGGTATGAAAAATAACGCTTGTGACGATATCGATCCTGAAGAGTTATCTTTATACACTGAATCTGGACGCTATATGTTGTTGCTAGGTGAAAATGATTGTGATGGTGAATATAACGTCAGGACGTTGCACAACCTAAACTCACCAGGTGGCTTGCAGCTTATGCACGGTGAACCTTATGGAGCATCAACTATAGTTGATGATTTTGATCCGGTGATCACTGCTTTTCGAGAGTATCTAGCTACTGGTAATGTATCGACAGACCTCCTTTATTAATATTGCTTAAGTCATCAAAATGGCGATCCAACCCAGCACCATTGCTAGGTTTTTGTGCTTGATCCCGACATCGTAATTACTCCAATAACGCGTCAAAACTCATGCTTTATTAACGCGTCAAGGATATCCGAATTGGTAGTTTTGAGATTTATTAACGCCAATAAATTTGATGAAAACATCATGCTGCAGATGATTATATTTTTTGAGATAACTTAGATAATTAATTGACAAGCCATATAACCTTATATTTAACAAAGTATTATTTATTCAAATTATGGGGATATAACAACATTCATAAGAAAACCGCATTATTAGACAAGAGATAAAAAACATTGACACCCTCATGAAATATCCGTTGACCAATCAGCTCTGTCTTTAGAGCTACCATGGTTTTTATAACACCGAAACTTTCCCCTACGGCGTGGAGTTCTGTATTCATTCCCTCTTCGGGAAAATTCTCAATTAAGATATCCTCGCCACTTTTATTTTGAAATCTCTCGCTCATAAAATATTCATATCAATAGCATTCCCTTCGGCATGTCTGATTCTTAATGATGGCGCTACGTTAAGCCCTCTCATACCGTACACTTTTACCATATTCTGTGTAGCTTTAATGCTTTTCGCAGTGTCCATACTGCCATCGATCTTTTAATGCGCCCATTGGATGCAAACACCCGTTTCAACCCGTACATATTCAGGCTTGGCAAGGTTTTTTGATATTTTACAAGACCAATGCATCAAATAAACCCTCTCTGGGGGATTAATGTTGCAAATATAATTACTGCCGCGCAAATCTTATTAATTTAGATATAAAATTATCAATGCTTATTTTAAATGACGGACTTAATAATGAATTCCCTTTATAAGTATTATTATCTATATACCAATGATAATACTCAACGTCATTGAACCATCTATTTTAACATTCTCTGTAATGGGGCCTTTCATATCAGCAACACTGCCAAGTCTCGGCATGACTTCAATATCAGCACTGAATACTTTTCCTGGTGCTTTTGTTGCATTAGCATGGACCCAGCTCAGCCCATTCAGTGGCCCAATGCTTAATGATAAAATAGCCGCAGCGGCTTCTTCCTGTTTACGGAAATATTTTGCAGTACCATCAACCTTTGCATTTGAAAAATAAACGCCGTAATCACCTATTTTTCCGGCGCCATTAACAAAACCTAATCCATAGCGACCTCCGGACGTGCTACTGCCAGCACGGTTATCGCTACCGGTCACGCTAACGTAGGTTTCAGCATCACAAATTACTGACCAGTTTTTGGTTATTGAAGGCAATACGGTGAGTGCCGAAGGTTTAACAGTATGCCCTGCAATTTCACCGACGTTATAGACTCCGCCGTCTGGAGCCATGATAATACAACCAGGGGGGCTCACCTGACCTTTGACTGTTAATTCTGCTGTTGGTGCTTTTGCGTTTGCTGCATTGAAGCCAAAAATCTAATAAGACAGTGCTGTTAGTGCTATCAGTTGCTTTTTCATGTTTATAGTCTGAGGTTATTCTAATTATATTAGAAAATGTCAACACAATTGAGGTTATCAAAGTGATAATTTTATCAAAATTTGATATTGATCAACATTTTTCCTTATTGAGGTGATTAAACAATAAACAAAAAGGGGCGTATATCAGAATGGAAGCTGACTTATTGTAAGATATTTCTTATGCGAGATAATTTATTGTTATTTTTACAACAATAAATACGGCTCTGTTGCAGTAATCCGTCGTCAGGCAATATGTTATTTTTTACGATGTTTTCTGCGTATACCACTGAAAATACAGCACTGTTCATTGATATGGTCGCGCAATGTATTTGGCTTGAACCTACACAATTTGGAGGAGATGATGGCAGAGTACGGTATTATCATTGACCATTCCCCGCTTTACCATTGAGTCACGGAGTGCCCCTGCGTCCATAGCCATTTACGTTCAAAATATAGATTGACTCTTTTCACTGTCCGGCGCAGCAGTTAGCTTTTCATGGCCATCAACCTGTCGATATGTTCACATTTCTGGTGGTAATACATAGATAAAGAACGTTGCATTAGATTAGTTAGGCGTCATTTTGCAAACGATGAAGCCGCTAAGTACTTCTTTCAAAATTTCATGAGATCAGAAGTTTAGCCGGACGATTGTATGAAAAGGAAAAAGGTAAGGAATTTGCGATGAAACTACTGGGGCATAAATCGGAGAAGATGACGAACAAGTATCTTGATACGAGAGGGAAAGAATACGTGATGCTATAAAAGACCGAATATCAGATTTCGATAAAATTTCGATAAATTTCGATAAACCACAAAATTCACCTTTAAAATCAATGGGTTAAAAATAGACCGAATACGATTCCTCTTTCAGGTTAAAATCAATAATATGATTATAAATCAATAGGTTGATCTCGTAACCTCCTGTGGCACACCTTGGTTTTCCTTATTACTCTCTCCTTTAAGTTCAAATAGTTATCTATTAATTCGGAATCATTCGTAAAAATTTCGTAACGCCAATGATGACTGGACATTAAAATATTATTGATCTGGCGAGGGTAAATTCACTATGCATCGATAATTCAATAAGTTACGATTTTTCCTTTTAGGCCCGAAAGCATGGCAACAGACCAAACAAGACATGATTGACAGCCCAAAATGCTAGTTTGTAAATACCTTTACTGCAACGTAAAAAATTATTGGCCTAACCTTTTAAAACCTTTATAGATATGACAAAATATTTCCAATCGTAATAATATTATAAGGTTAGTTTTGTATGCACAAGATATTCAGAGGTTTTTATACACCTAAAGAGGCTGATCTCGCGGCACTTTGGCAAGATGAAAAAACTATATTTATTTTTGATACCAATACTCTATTTAACCTTTATAGATGCGAAGAACAAACAAGAAAAGACTTACTTAGTGTAATGAATCAGTTGTCTTCACGCTCATGGTTCCCATTTCAGGTTTATTACGAGTATCAGAGAAACAGGAAAGAAGTAATTTCAGATAGTCTAAGAAGCTTAGAAACAACAAAAAAAACCCTTCAATCTATATCAACCCAAACTGATAAAGCATTATCTGAGGGGAAAATCAAAAAACACCTTTACTCTTCATTATCCGAAGAGCTTACTATTCTGCAGTCTGAGCTTAATAAGCCTATAGAAGAATTCATTAAAAATAAAATAGACCCACGAATTGAGCAAAAAATAAAAATTGCAGGAAGTGATTTTATTCGTTTAGAAATTGACAAAATAATTGGGGAAAACTGTGGCGAACTACCAACACAAGAATTAATTGATAAAATAAATTCCGATGGAGAAAAACGCTATGCTGCCTCAGTACCGCCTGGGTTCAGTGATGCTAAAACGAAAAATGGAACCTGTTATTTCTCCGAAAGAATATTTACTGATAAATTTGGTGATCTTTATCTATGGATGGAAGTTCTAAAAAAAGCAAAGCAATCAGATGGTCATAATATATTTTTTATTTCGGATGATGCAAAAAAAGATTGGTGGTTTATGCATAATGGAGAACGCGTGGGGCCTTTAGAATCACTACAAACAGAAATATATAATGGATCGAATATAAATTCCTTTAGAATGTTAACTCAATCCAGTTTCTTGTTTGAGGCGCAAAAACACTTATCTGGTGTTACAGTTAATCAATCTTCAGTAGATGAAGTTCATAAGTTTTCAATGATAGATGAAGATCAATTCTATGAATATGAAATGGATGAAGACAATTTCATTACGATGACTAACTTTAACCACGAAAATAGAAACATTAAAGATAATATACATTGGTATAATGAATTTTCAGATGAAGAAAACAAAGAAATAACTTACAGCGCCAGATACAACAATAAAAAATTGTTAGAAAATTACCGTGTAACTGTAGATGATTTTAATCAGTCAAAAGAACTATTAGAGTTGTTATTAGATAAAGCAACAAATTTTTATGCTAATAAACGCATTCATGCACCTATCAAGGTTGCTTTAAAAACAGTATTAAAAAATGCAAATGAAAACATCGATAACACCCAAGTGTTAATTGACATACTTCATCACAGTCTATTTACCGGTGAGATATCAGAATTCCTCTTGAATTATAAAGAATATAACGAGCATATATACTCACATTTACACTTGCTAAACAAAAACATAAAAAAAGCTGAATCTTTATTAAATTAACATGCTAGATATCTAATAATACTCTACCAGAATCGAATAGTTTAGGTAAATCCATTTTGGATGCCGGGCAATTAAGCCCGGCTTGTACTTTTATAATACTGGTCATATTTCAATCGTTATTATCATCACTCTTCCCCCTCTCATTATTAGCCCGCTTTACTCTTGACTCATGAAACTAAATAAAAAACAATCCCATTTGTTATAAAAACGGTCATTTTAATAAGCTTTAAATACCAATTGATCGGCGGTAACGATCAATGCCGCGAAAACGATCTGTTATACCTATTTGATATGTACATGGTGCAAACGTAATATTTCATTTTATAATGAATAATAGTGGTGACTAAGTGAAAACAGATGAAGAAATATTATCCACTGAATTTGAGATGATAATTTCACGACTACGTGAAAAGCCGAAAAGTATATATGGTGGCATTGTCATATTCCTAAAGGCCATAGAGTTTATATTTAAGTTTTTAACCTTTGCTATTCAACCCATTGCAATCCCCATTTTTGCACTTTCATTGCTGGCTTTTGCTGGAATTATTTTTCATTTTATTGTGTCTAAAATATTATGATGAAAAACAAATATACGTATTTATTATTGAGGCAGCTCCGGCCAAGTGATATCAGGTGCTGTCGATACATCTAACTGCTTTAAAGCAACCACGTATTTCTTCAATTTGACTAAACGAGTCGTACCTTCATCATCAATAATTCCCAGCATCAGGTCAGTTTGCAGCGCGGTAAGCTCGTCCTGAACTAACCAGATTCTGCGGCTCCGTTCCCTTTCCGCTTCTGCCACCTGCATTTCTTGCAACCAAACCATATTTACGACGATAGCATCATGGGTAAATGCATCTAAATACTTTTGCGTAGCGAAATTGACCACTGTCATTCCGCGCCCACTTGCATTTTCAAACACGACAACATAAATATTGTCGTATGCGTCGTTGTCTGGTTGCTCTTGATTAATTAGGTTTTCCATTTTTTATTCCTTACGGGCCAACAACGATGACATAAAATTCCGGCCAGTCAGTCCAGTCATAACTTACACCACCATCGCGGGCGTTCTGAATGCTAAATGAATTAGGCGTTCTATTCCAAATATTGGCGGAGTGAGCATTTAATGCACCATTTTGCGTGCCGCCATTAATCCCAACCGTTACCGCATACGCGCCGTTTGACGTTGACATGACAAAGTTATAGCCGCCAACGTTGGTACGGTTTATCGCAGCAAAGCCAAATGAGCTAATAATTGTGCCGTTTCCTTGCACTGCCGCCCACGCCCTGACTCGGTGGTCTGTGCGGTTAGACAAGTAGGTAGATAAGTAACCGCCCCAGAGCGGGCCGTAGATATTACCGTCAGCTGCTAGCCATGCGGCAGTATTACCCGCATAAACAGTACCTTCTGCTATCACTCCTGAGCCTTTTAAGTTACCTGCCGTAGTCAGAGTGCCGGGAAGACTAATAGCGGTACTGGTAGACTGGACTGCATTTACTATCCGGCTATCATCGCCAGCGGCAGCAGTACCGGCAGGTTTTCCGATATCCAGCACTGCCGCCCCTTTAAGCCCTAAATTGGTTCGTGCGGCGGTCTTATCTGCTACATCGTTGAAGTTTTTGCTTTTCTGTAATGCATTGGTAGCAATGGCTGCGGTATCCGTTAAGCCAAGGTTAGCAATGGCGGCAGCTATTGCCTCTGGCCCTGCAGCCGCGATTTCAGCGAGGTTATTAGCCGTCTGCAAATAGGTGCTGGCCCCCTCTTTACGCCACACACCAATATCTAATGTGCCTGTGGGTTCTACGCCGGTGTTTTCTGACAATGCAATATAGCTATTGCCACCGTGGCTCACTCTCGCCCCTGCCTGGTAGGGGGCATCGGCAAACCAAATTAGCTGCCCAAGGTTTTGCAATTCCTGCAAGGCTAAATCGACCCGGTTATGCCACCAGTTTTCCCACTTGGCCTCGGGCGGATCTTCTGATGCGCCCCCTGCCCAACCACGCGCAATCAGACCATCGCCGGGGCGTTCAAATTGTGCGGGCACACTGGCCCACGGCTGATTAAAGCTGTCATTTCTGGCCATATAGTGGCTCCAATTAGATATAAGCGCCCATGCCGTAAGGCTGAGCGTCGAAGGTGCCTTTATAGGCAAAGGGATGATGGTTAACACGGATCAAGCTGGCTTTGACGCCTTGCGGTCGGGGGATTAAATCAAATAGCTGAATAAGCACTAAGACATTGGCGGGGATCGGTTTATCGACCCAGATAGTTTTCATGGTCATATCCTGCCCATCGATGATGGCGGAATTAACATCCAGAATGTAATCAACCGCAGTTTTGATTTCATCCAAGGTAGCGTTGGTGTTGTTTTTCTGGATCTTGGCTTTGATTAATACGCGATAGAGGTAATCCGATACCGGAACTTTGCCGATTTGTTCATGCGGCGCTTTATACGGCGCGACATTATAGGGCTGTGCGCCGCCGGTACCGTTATAAGCAAATATCGATAAGTAATCGCTGCGGATGAGTGGCCGCTCAGTAAATCCGGCAATGCGACCACAGATATCCAGTTGATCGCCCTCGGCATTATCAATATCCAACAGGTTATTGATTTTAGTGATCTGCTCTTCCAGTGCAGATTGGCTGATGTCCGGTAAAATACTGATCCATTCAACTAATTTCGGCGCGTTTTTATATTGCAGGTAAATCCGTGACAGTGCTTTTTTGCGGTGGTTATACATAAACCACCTCGATATTCTCAGTACTAAACACGCCGAGCTGATTAAAGGCTATTCTCACTGCACTCTCATTGGCCTGTTCGACAGCAGTACCGACGGTAATCGCATTCACAAAGCCATTACCGGCCACCAAATAATTGACTGGGGTAAATAAACGGCCCGCGCCAATACTTTCACCAATTTTAAAACCCAACTTAGAAAAACCATTGGTTTGATCAAAGCCGGTAATGCTGTAATCGACAATCGCCTGCTTTATCTCTTCGTCAATAAATTCGCTATTACTGGCGATCTCTACCCGTACATAAACCGGTATTAGTTGGGGGCGAAAAAAGGTTACGGTGATCGGGTTACCTTTTGGGGTAACAGTATCCAACGAGATTTTATTAGGGAAAGTGTTATAACGGTTTAACCCACAGCCGGGGCTTTTATTGATGGCAATACTGTTAATAACATCCTCGATGCTGCCACCATCAACAAATATCGCCATTGAGTGACCGAGCACCCCATTCTCGTCGGCTTGATCCTCAAAATTTTCATAAATCCGCGCTCGTTTAACATCATCAATATTGACCAGCGCCGCATAAATATTATCAATCTGATTGGAGCCAGGTAGCGCCACTGATTCATTGCGTCGGATGCGAAATGCGTTATTGGTTTCTTTATCCAACCCCATTGACGCTGCAGTGTTATTTGTCACCGCCGTAATGCCGCCGATCGATGTGGCAATAATGGTCAGATTATGACTATTGGCCCCCTGCGCCCCTGCCAGCGTACAAGTGACATTCACCGTCGCATTCCCTGCCGCGTCAGTAATAACATCACCATCAGTCGCCCATAAGGTATTAGTCGCCCTATTTCTGATTAATGTCCCGGCATTGATCGGCGTAAAAGCGATGCCGCTAAAATTAACGGTAGCGGTTGAATAGGTCGCATTTTTGCGTTTGATTCCAGCGAACGCGGCAATGCGGTCTAATTGTTGGTCAATCGCTGAATTGGGATCGGCGGCGTGATAAGCATTAATTACCGCTTCATCCAAATTAGCTAATGCCTCACACCAGACCGCTATTGCCAGACCATCTGGCGATTCCGGGTTAATATTCCAGCCATCATCAATAGCAAGATAACGCTGGCGCATAGTATCCAGATATTCACTCAGCGTGGTGCCGCTAGCCCCGTCACGATTAATGGTGGCCATTAGATAAGATCCTCAGTGAACAGGAAATCAAATGCGTCGTTATTAATATCAATCACCGCGGCAAATATCGTTATTTTGCGATTCTTCATATCGAGATCCATTTCAAAGCGGTTAATGGTCAGCACGCCTTTGGCCGCCAATAAGCGCTGTTTAATATTGGCTTCGGCAATATCGCGTGAGGTTTTGCCCAATATGCTTTGAAACCACGGCGTTCCCTCGGTGGCATCAAGAAAATACTCGCCAAGAAATAATCGTAGGCAGCAGATCATGGCTTGCCGGGTTTCTTCTTTGCCGCTAGCAAACTGGCTGCCGTGGGTAACAATGTCGCCATTTTGGAAATTGCGGATCACAGTGCCTCCGGAAACAAAAAGCCCCGGCATAAGCCAGGGCGATAATAGGTAGGATTCAATCAGGATAATGAGGTTATTGCGGCCCATCAGTGCGATCATTGCCGCGTTGCACGCCACCGTGGTCGTGGTCGCCAACTTCCAGCTCGCCAATCGCCAAACCACCTTGGGTAACCTCAGTGCGGCCATTAAGGGTGGTTTGCCCATTATTGGTAAACTCTGGGCCGCTATAACTCATGCCAGATTCGGTAAGCGCCAATGTGGTACCGCCAGCCGTCAAAGTCATTCCACTATCAGTGAGGTGAATACGCACCCCGCCACTTTTGTTACTTAAACCAATCCCCTCGGTCGGCAAGCCCGCAATCGCGGTTTGTTGTGAGCGGTAGCCAGGGGCAAAGAAAGCATCGGACGGATTAAACATCCGTGCATCCAGTGGTGCTACCGGCCCCCCCTGACTGAGCCAATTGTCGATAGAACGTTGGCTGAAATGAATATAGCCCTCGGTACCCGCGGGTAATTCATGAAAAACCGTCCATTCGGCACTACCAGAAAATTGCACTGGCACATGTTCAATAACGGGGAGTGTCTTAAATTGACCGTCACCGATATGGCGCTGAATGCCGCACTCCACCACTGCGCGTTGCAAATCGGCGTTATAACTAATGACTTTACCAGGCATGCCGATCATCAGGTCACGCACCATATCGCGCTTGAGCAGCATCATGGTGCTATACAGCGGGTTGCTCTCAATCATCATTACCTCAGGGCATTCGCCATTGACTGATCAGCGTAGTTTTCCACGTATCACCCCATAAGGTGCCTTCGTGGTAGGTACGCAGCACATTAAACTGGCCGGTCTGCTGCTGAATATTCGCCAGATTATTGAGGTCGGTGTTATACATGCCGCTAAAATTAATCGTCCAAAAACTTGAGGTGACATTAATCACATCGGCCGGCTGAATTTGATGATTCATTTTGACGTCAATTTCCATGGTGCTGAGATACCAGCGCGGGACACTTTCCATACCATTTTTAGCGGTGATCTCATGGGTCGCCCATTTTCTGGCGGCTCCCTCTCTGGCTAATAGCACCCTTGATGGCGTGATCATCCAGTAATATTTCCAGTCATCTTTTACGCTATCGAGAATATCGCGACACAAGCGGCCACCAGAATTATAGGAAGTGGCAAAACGCGGTAAGTCGGAAAAGTCACCAATCACTTCAACATCAAGGCCAAAAGCCGCGGCGACATCTTTGAGCATTGCAATAGCAGGCGTATTCGCGCCCCAGGTTTTAAATATCGTGGTATTCCATGCCAGACCAATCGTGCGGCAATATAACCGCAGGCAGGTATTTACCCCCTCTTTGACCACTTCGACATTGTGAATCCGTCCGCTGAATATCGTGCCGATGTTGTCGCCATAACCAGCTTTTAATACCAAATTGCCATAACGCTTTTCTTTGTCGTCATAGCGCTGGATCAAGGCGCGGGTGCGCGCTGAAATGCCGTAAAGGGTAATTCTGGCGGTGGCATCGACATTCTGCGGGGTATTATCGACAGCAAAACGGATCTCTAATGGCGGCTGATAGGTAAGTTCATCGCCACTCACTGGGGTAATGGTCAGTAAGTAATTGCGGCCAAAATAGCTACTCATTATCGGGGTACCATGTCAGGCAATTATTAATGCCAAGATTGGCGATGGTCGGGGTCTCCCCGGCTAATATCAGTAGGCCAATATCGGTATTGAGTCCCGCCAATAAATTAACGCCAATATGCAAAGCACGCCCCAAAACTACCGGCTCGCCCTGTTCATAAATATCGACGCAGAAATAATTAAAACGGGTGAGCCAGTGCAAACGAAAAACCAAATAGTGATTATTTAATTGCACTCGAAAACGCTGCACCGCGTAACCATTATTTAATGGGATAACTTTCATTACGTGGCCTCGACAAAAACTTCACCAAATGAGTATTCACGTTGCCCCTGAGTGGCAGCACTATCGCCATAGGGTAAGTTGTCATTGGTTTCAGCAACGGTGTCGTAAATAATATTGAGCTGTAACAGTTCAACCACAATCTCCAGCCCGCCCTCATTCTCTTTTTTCAACTGGGTGCGGGTATTGGTGATCAGGCAATTTTTATAGGCGGCCCCACGGCTGGCCACTAATTCGAACGGCGTATGTGAGCGCTGCAACTCACGCAATTGTTCGAGTAAATTTTGCGAACGGGTTGAGCGCGATTGTGATCCCAGGCTGCCGGAATACAAACTGGTGCCAACCGAAGCAGCCACTCCTGCCAGCGCCGCCGCCCGGCCAGAAAGCAAACTGGCCGCCATACCAGTAGTGATACTGGCTCCGGCCCCCAGTAGTCCGGAAATACTGCTATCTTGCTGGGCCAGCAGTTCACGAAACCAGTTATCCGACACACCGATAATCATGGTTAGCGCCAACGCGCGCGTCACCGCGTTATCGTGGGCGGTATTGGCATCTTCCAGCGGGAACTCACTGACATCAGTACGCAGCTCGCTCGACTCTTCCAGTAATGCATCAAAATAGAGATTGCCGATTTTCGGTCGGTTACGGGTAAATAGTCCGGTAATAGCCATCAGTAGTGCTCCGTATGCATCATGTCGCGCGCTTGCTGGGCCAGTTGAGTGGTGGCCTGTAGCACCCCGTCACGGATGGATTCACTATCACCGCCCACGGTACCCACATTGATAATATTGTGTTGTTCCAGTCTGACATCACCACGGGGCGGGGATGCGGCAACTGATTGCATGGGGGTGGTTTGGCGGTCGCTGTAGCCCTGAATCTCTTCCCATGAACGTTTGGGCTGGGCGTAATTTGATGAAGGTAGCGAGGCCCACACACCACCAAGCCCGCTGGTGGCATCAGCAAAATTCCCGTTCGTCACATTTTCTAGCTGACCGGCACGTTGAATAAGAAACAACGCGGCGAGATCCTGACTGCGTGGTGAAAAGTCGGTCAAATTAAGCGCTTTGACGGCATCATCCCAAGAGCCGCTGGTGAACTGATAACGACCGGCAGCCGAGGTTTTATTTTTAGTGCCGTCCGTTTGCGTGAACTCTTTTAATTGCCGTGGGTGGTCGCTGCTGTCATAGAATTGGTCGCCGCCAAACATCGTGTTATAGCCAGAATTAGCATAACTGGCGGTTCCCTCGGCTTTGGATAGCACCTCCAGATACTGGCGAACGTTGGGATCATCAACCAGATTATTAAGGTCGCTGCTATCACTGGGGTAAGGCACGCCGGGGTTATTTTTAGCCCAGTTCTGCCGCCCTATCGCATCAGGATTACTCATGGCTTTGGCATCGTCGGCACTGGTAAAAATATTACCGGGCGTTAATGCCGCCGCCGCGCCGATGGTGACCGGATTGACCAGCAAGCGTGACAACCAGCCGCGCCCACCAGCAGCACCTGCGGGTGGTTTCCCGCCACCGGGCAACATGCCGCCGACAAACTTTAATGCGCCGGCGGTACCGGCCAGACCGGCAGCAGTCAAAATCGCTTTGGAGACTTCGGGATTTTCTTTAATAAACTGATTAATACTTTCTAATAACGCATTGATGATTGGCAGTAAGTCGCCACCCATTGAACGGGCCAGATTGTCAAAGTTAGTCGCCAGATCCGCCATCTCTTTATTAAACTCATTGGCTGAGTCAATAAGTTTGGGATCGAGCGGTTTATATAACTCTTCAAAATTTTTCAGTGAGGCATTAAGCCCCTTGCTACCTCCCTCCAATAAGCGGGTAAAAGGATCATTATCACCGCTGCCAATTCCGCTGCGCAGATTTCGCCGCTGGTCATTATCCATTTTGCCGTAAGCATCTATAAGATACTTGAGCGAGTCCATACCGGTTTTATTGGCAAATTCCGTCGGGTTAAATGCACCATTCCAATAGGCTTTATCGCCTAACTCCCCTTGTCTGGCACGCTGTTGCAGGTCAGGGATTTTCTGCACAATCTGATTAGCCGCATCCGGACTAAGACCAAGACTGCGCATCGCATAACGCAGACCATCGATCTGTTTAACGGTAAAGTTGGTGATTTTACTCAGCCTGTCCATTTCTAATACTGAGGCAGATAAATCAGCAGTCAGGGCTTTTAAGCCAACACCGGTACCGGCTGCGGCGGCCAGTTGCAATATGCCGTCTTTAATCCCTTTAACAGCATCATTGGCGGTTTGAAAGCTCTTTGCATCTGTTTCCAGGCCAAGGGAAACCAATAGAGAATCAATTGTCTCTGACATGGAAACCTCATATTTTAGGTATAAAAAAACCCGCGCGATGGCGGGTTTGATATGGCTCAAAGGTAACTATTAGTTATATTTTATCATTTTACTTATTGGGTTATTGCCCCTATAAAATCACATTAGATCATCTCAGGAAATTCTTCTTCGACTCTAGACGTAACAGTCTCTGATTTTATCTTTTCGTTAGCTCTAGCCGCAATAATAGCTTGAGATTCCCTGTACTCTGGAGCCCTAGCAAACTCATCAAATGATGCATCATAACCGAGTTCGCGAACTTTACTTTCAATATCAGATAACGGAACGCGGAAGAACTCTTTTCGATTATTAACCAAGTTAATACGCCGTTTCGAAAACTGTTGGTGAAGACTGGTCTCGAGAGAAGGGGCATCAACAGAGTAAATTAGTGCGTGTATGTCATATTTAAATGGAACAGAAGCCGAACCAAGTTCATTTACACGATCTTCTGGTTCTAATCTGCGAGTTAAGCCGATTTTATAAATATCCTCCCCAAAAGCTCCAATATTTGAAATTACATATACGTGCCCACTTCTAGTTAATTGTGCCTGTGATTTAGCTCGTTCAGACAAAGCACGAGCCTCTTCGAGTTGAGACTCTAGTTCAGAAATTCTAGCTTCAATCTGTTCTTTCTGCTCTTGGTTGGCTTTATCTAACTCTTTACGCGCCCGTTCCATTGCTTTTTCGAAGTCCCGTTCGGCTTTCAATTCTTCTTTTATCGCTTTGTCATATTCACGCTGGGCCTTTTCTTCCTCTCGTTGAAGCTCTCGATCCTCCCTCAAAATCTCCCTTTCTTTTTGTAGCTTAAGCTCTTTCTCATGACATAGAGTAAGCTCTTCCAGTCGAAGATTAAGATAGTTGCGAGTTATACTGATATTCATAGAATGACCGAACTTATTCAACGCATCGAAAGCAGTTTCAATTCTCTTATGTAACTGAGCAATATTTCCAGATTTTACCTTAGCTATAGCTGCATCACATTCGCTGTTAAACGCTCTTGTCAGCAATTTGACATAGCGTTTAATCATTTTTCCGCCTTCAGCCTTACTTCCATTCACCGTCCAATTAGTATCAGAGTCACAAGCTGCATCTTGACGTATAAGTGCCTTTTGGCGCTCTTTATTGCGTGTTATTGCTTCTTGGAAGGCTACCGAGTCATGGTAATCGAAACGAGGTTTATAAATGCCAAACTCAACCATATCAGCATCATCACTAACCTGAGAAAGTTTTTCTGTTAACTCTAAAAGCCGTGCTCTTTTTTCTCTATACTCTTCTTTTAACAAAATAAGTTCGCGCCGTTGTTCAGAAAGCTGCCGCTCTGATTCGTTTTCCTTTCTTTCGATTTCATTTAGTTTTTCTTTTACTTCATTATCGATAGATTCTTTCGCGGTTTTTTCTTCTAGCTCTAGAGTTTTTCTGCGTTCTTTTTCTTCACTATCAAGTTCTTTTCGTAATCTCTCAGCCTCTTTTTCTATATCAACTATTTTGCTATATCTTTCGATATTTGCTCCATATTGCTTTTTTTCCTTATTTCTAACGTATAAAAGTATCAATACAACAATGGATAAAACGGCACAGACAGCAACCAATCCCCAAATCATCGGATCCATTCCATCAAATAAAAAGATACAAGAATTGTATCAAAATATATCTAATAGTTCATCGGTTACTATTAAGCTAAACCCTCATAGCGTTGATTGTTTATGCTTTTCCCCTTTCCACCACCGCCATAATCTCATCCAACACCTCATGCATCAGTTGCACATCATCAATGGTGTAAGTGCCATCCAGCATATCTGACCATCTTGCCAGTGGCGGGCAATGTTGCCCGGCACCGGCACAAGGTCGCCATAAAAACCAGTCTACGCGGGAGGGTGCTGCGGATTGTTTTCCGCGCTTTTTCCCTCGCCGCTGAGTTGCCAAAAAGGGCCGATATTTTCCCTCAGTACCTGCCCCAGCAATACCAGGTAATTATGGGCTTCATCCTGGAACAGGTTTTCGCCCACCGGGATATTATCGGATTGGCGAACGATGCTACCGCTGTTAAAACACAGCTCTTTCAAGCGGTTTAAGCTCATCATATCGACGGAAGCTAAACTGGCGGCCATACCCATTGCGGTGACATTGGGGTTGATCGCCGGTAACAAACCAGACTTAGCCGCGATTTGCAGCATTTCGACCTGATCTCTGGCCGGTGATGTTGCCCCGCGAAAAAGGGTGTCACCGATCACGACTTCAATTTGACGCCCCATAATTAAGTTTCCTCAGAGTCAGCAAATTCAAAAATAAATTGTTCATCAGACACACCACTTTTCCCGGCGCGGGTGGCTGAACCACGGTTAGTCATAATGCCGTCGAATCCGGCAAAACGTTCGTCAGTGCCGGTCTGTGAAAAGGTAAAAGTGGCATCAATACCGGATTTCTCCACCGCCAATAACTGGCGGGCCTGCACCGAGCCGGGGATCAGGTTGATGGTCAACCGTTTGGCGCGAGTTTTATTGTCCAGCCGTACTGACGTGCCGCCGATACCGCGTTTTAGCGCGGCGCGGGGTTCTAAATCTTCAATGGTGATCGGTGGGTCGGTATCACCAAAATCATCAATCGGGATACCAAAGACGGTGAGGTTAGAGCCATCAGCGCCGTATCTGTGCATGGTCATAAGGGATTACTCCACGGTGGCATTGATTTCAGCGATATGACCGGCACGGCCTAAAATCACTAACAAGGTGGTTAATGGGAAAACACGTTTTTTGCGTTGGTCTGAGGTCAGCGCAAGGACATCTTCCGGGCGGGAGCGGATAACAAAACCAAAATCAGCCACTTTAGTCACGCCATCGTCAGGATCAACATAAGAGCCGGTACCCAGCACACCGTTATTGAAAAAGCGTTTGCAGGTAGTGGCAACCGTAGACAGTAACCCGTCATAGTCGCGTGGTGTCAGTGCGCGCTTGGTGCCAACATTAGCAATGTAGTTGTAGCCATCCACCTGAATATGGTTTTTCAACACATCCAGATTGACCACATCATCAATAAATTCGCCATAGGACGACATCGATTTACTGTTGATCACCCGGCTGTTATCAATTTGCCCGGCCAGTTCAATTTTAGTGAAAAACACCGCGTTCTTGGCTTTTAGATAATAATCCAGTGACACCGACACGCTCAGCTAAACCGGTGGTGAAACGTGAGCGCCTGGAACTGGATCAGTATCTCGCTATTCGTGAGGTCGCTGACACATTACCGGCGTGGTTCGGGTTATCAATGGATCTGGCGCTAGTCACTGGCCAACGCCGTGAGGATTTATCTCTGATGCGCTTTGACCAGATTGTTGATGGCAGATTACAGATAGACCAAGGCAAAACCGGAGCCATGATCTCCCTGCCCTTAGATCTTGAACTTAAAGCCGTTGGCCTACGCCTTAGCACCGTGATTGAACAATGTAAATTAGCCAGTAAAACAGACTTTATGATAAGTGCTGGCATCAGAAAAAATAGCCCTGACGGATCACTACATCCAGATAGCCTGACAAAGAAATTCGTAACGGCGAGAAAAGGAACAGATTTTCGTTTTGATGAGAGTCCGCCAACTTTTCACGAGATCAGAAGTCTCGCTGGGCGATTGTATGAAAAGGAAAAAGGTAAAGAATTTGCGATGAAACTGCTGGGGCATAAATCGGAGAAGATGACGAACAAGTATCTTGATACGAGAGGGAAAGAATACGTGATGCTATAAAAGACCGAATATCAGATTTCGATAAAATTTCGATAAATTTCGATAAACCACAAAATTCACCTTTAAAATCAACAGCTTAAAAAGAGACCGAATACGATTCCTAAAGGTGAGAATTCTCAATTTTATCTATATAAAACAATAAGATAACCAGAGTTATGACCTTTAGCCTACGTTTAACACCGTCTTTAAAAGATCAACATGATCATATACTTATCAGCTATTTCGAAAATTCTCGGGAAAATTTCGAGCGCTAAAATGAGGAAAACATGACTTCAACACTGTTTATAGTCTGCCTAATGCTGACAGCCGTAATGATCACCATCCACCCTGCTCTCTGCGTTCCGTTTGTTATCGTCGCTTACCTGCTGGCGGGCAAAGGCAATATACACATGGACAGTAACACCAGTATCATTTTAGGTATCATCGGATTTATTCTGTTATTGGTTCTGTTCGTCATTGTGAAAGATACCCTCGAATAATTATTGGTGCTGTAATATGGATTAATCGTTACTCAATCTGACAGTCGGTTAAGAGCGAGGAGCAGAAACCGTGTCTATGAGTAATGAATTCAACATTAATGATGTGTAGTTTTACAATCTATCACGAAGGAATTTCACCCCAAAAAAATGGCCTTTGTTCTTCTCTAGTATGCCGAGGTTTAAATCGTGAAAGTACCACATTAGCTTCGTTTTTTTTGGTTGTTCTAGTGATGGGATTTGTAATTTCCCATCTTTATATAATTGAGATATAAAATGGCTATCATTAATTTATGGGTCTATAGAGTTAATTGTATCTTCGCAATGTATTGCATAGCCAAATATTTCCAGTGTATGACCAGTGCATGTTACAGGATTTAGCATATATGGTTGGTTAGGCGGTATATCTCTTTCAAGATACATACGGCGTATGTGAAAAAACTTAAGCGCATCCTCGCTGCCGTGGTAAAATACACTGTGAGGGGCGATAGCAACTATGGTGAAAGTATCTTTTGAAACATCAGCGAAGATAAGATAGTTGCTTCGCCCTTTCGGGTTTTTGTTATTTCTTGGTGCAAAATGAAAGTGATACAGTCCTTCTCTGAGGACAAAAGAATCTATATCTTTCCCTTTGCTTTTCAAAGAAGCACCAGGCAAAACAACACCATGCGTTCTAACTTGTTCAGATAGATATTGGTTTAGATCATCACCGTTAATGACTTTATTTAGAAATCCTTTTATGTCAGGGTATTTGTTTATGAAAATATTGAAGTCTATCCCCATAGGAAAGACCTTAATGGTTCGTTTTCTTACCGGGACAGTTCTGATCTTCCATGTGATATAATTGGAAATGATTACTCTTGTCGGCATCTTTTCGAGTTCTGCTATTGCCATAGGAGTATTAGGAACCTTCGGTAATTCCTTAATCATCATTTGTCTGAAACGCTCTATACTAGCTGAATATTCGTCACTCATATCTTCTGTTTCGCTGCATTACAAATGGCTCACTGGTATCGGTATCAACATAAAACCATATGAGACAATTTTCAATTCATAAACGCCTGACCTGCTCATCGTTGATTAGCCTATTTTATTCTTAGCTAGGTCCGTTTTTGGCACAAAGTCGCCGGCACATTGTACACCAGATATCGACAGGCAGCTTCGAGCGAGGAGCGGACATAAAACTCTTTTAGTTGCGTGCCATTTTTTGCCGGGTCAGTGCTATTTTTTTTACGGAGTCCTATCGGGCCATCAGGCTGCCAATCGTAACATATATACCGTCCCTTCTAGTGAGTTGAATAGTCATATTGAGAGCCAATGCAATATGGCTGACCCTTTAAAAAAGCAAAGGTGGAGGGAGACATTTTTTAGAATCTCCCTATATTGCTTTAGGTATTAGCTGTAGAACTTGCTTTAGAAAACCAAGAGATCATGATGGAATACTTTGTTGCGTCACTCTCTCTAGTATTTCTAAAATTTCATTTACGAAGTGTTTAGCTAAGTCTGTGCTTTTTCTTGTTTTGATATCTTTGATATTTAGGACTGACCATTTTTTACATTTTGCTTCATCATAAGATTCCCAAGATTTTTTTTGCAAAATGTCGTGAGAATAGTGAGCGTAAAACTCCTTATCTGAATATATGAACACTACCCATAAAGATACTTTAGGGAGTAATTGTAATTTAGGATTTAATTCAACCTTGAATATATTATTTTCATAATAGCTTGTATATTCAAACCCTGATATATAACTTTCGTTGGTTTTTACATCTTTTAGAACCAACTCTTCTTCATGATGCCTTCTAGAGAAAAAAGAATCCATTCGTCGGCTGGTTAAACCTAAAAGATCATCAATATACTCGTTTTTCTTCTTTACAATAATTTTTTCTGGTTTCACGTACTCTTTTTTTATTACTACTCGAGATGAGTAGGTTTGAGAAGCAAAAAGATTATTTTTCTTACTCAGCCAATCACCTATTTGTTCTTTGTTTGGCACGAATTTAACTGAACTATTATCAATATTTAAATTAAAGGCATCTTTTACATATTTAGGTATGGATTTTTCCAGACTGTCTTGGAATCCACCGAGCAAGGGCTCTATAGTCTTTTCATCAAAACAAATACTGCTTGAACGAGCTGCTATAGCCTTTAGTTTTTCAGCCAATGAGTGTGATTCATTTTTTTCATCACTTTCCTCAGGAACAGTAGTTGTTTCTGTCTTAACCCCTATTTTATTCATGAGCTGAGATATCTGCTGCGTTGTGATTTTACCAAATCCGTCGAGATATGAACCTTGCATCACAAATATAGGTTGCTGAGTATCAGAGTCAGCAGAGAATGCAGAGAATGCATCCGCTAGTTCTTTTGATAGATCAATATATCGCACATCTCTCTCTTGATCTAAAATGCAGCTTATTAGCTGATCTGTGAAGTAACTCATTCCCTTTCTATCAGCGTATGATACTTGATTATCTCTTGATGAGAAGAAATAATAAATATTTTCAAGCTCAAGCTTTCCTGCTTGTTTTTGCAAGATTCTTTCTTTGTTCTCTCGGGAATCCTTTATATATTTAGTGCCGCTAAAACAAGCGTCAATTATCTTTGTGAACACCCTTGGTTTTGCTTCTCTTATTAGCCCATCAAGGTAGTCTTCAGATAGTCCCGTCGAATTTTTTCTTTTCTCTTGAAAGTCATTCAGGACATAATAGTATTGATCTTCAACTCTCTCTCCATGACCACTAAAGTAGAAAACAATCTCATTTATTTTTCTTCCTTTATATTCTTCTATTAAAGAAATTATTTGATCTTTAATTATGCTCGATTTTTCATTTTTTAATATTATTGCTTTGTCGAACTTTTTTATCTCGATAGCAACAGCATGCATACGCTCAACATCTTTATCGCATGCCGGCAGTGCTTCATATGCGGGGCTTTCATACTGCGATACGCCTATAAAAATACCAAGATTAACTGCTTCAGAGGGGGCTTTTGCGTTACTCATTAACTGCTCATCCATGTAGTGTTTTTTAGGGCTCAATCATAACCAAATGGCACTAAACAACCTATACCAGAAAACAGTTTTTTTTGCAGGTCATTCATAAGAGATACATATCCAACACTCATCATTAACCAGTACACACGGGGTTTTCTATAACGAGGGGGAGCGAACCTAGCGAAGATCACATCTTTTAATCTCTTCTTCTGATATCTGTAAAAGCAACCCATAACTGAGCAAATAGAGCTATTCGTCATCCAACTAAGACATACTGTAGTCGCGCTGCTGGCACGAAGCGGACCGCCCGAAGCACCACGATGTCCGCTATGAGCGAAAAGCGGAAGTTCAGAGTGCATATTTACATTGTTCTGTCTTCATAAATGGGGAACAGGTTAGGTCGCTGATACCGACCGTGAGATCTTCTATCAAATTGACTAAGTAGCTGCTAAACAAATTAAGTGCGATTATCGCTCTTTAAATATGTACACCTATATTTAAGGGGTACAAGTTGTAGTCAGAAGAAGAAACTATTGCGGCCAATCCCAATGATCATATTGTCTAATTTTCTCTGCCAACTCTTGAGGCGCACCGCCATGAGTAAGGTTTGCTGCATAACCGATTCGTCCGATATAATTAATATTTTCAGAAGTGAGGGTGTTTGTCTCCCATGGTCTTATTCTGCAATTGGGTTCGCAAATGGCTACATCTCGATTAACAAATTTTAACCATGAAATATTTATAACTTCCGCTCCTGCAGCCTTTAAATACATCCTGGCGGTTTCATGAGCATTTCCCTCAGTGCAGAAGTCATCAATAATTAGTACTTTCTTTCCACGCAATACTGGCCTGTTAACATATCGTTCTCCAGTGTTAAGATTTTTGATAGGAGAGGCGTTTAAATTCACAGTATTAGTTTGCGATGTTATTATAACCTGTCGGCGCTCTATTCTTTCCTGCTGAGATTTTACGGCTGTAGTATGTCTTATAAAGAGATCTTTGAGATATTTACCTTTAAATGATACTGCCAACCCTTTGAGGTCATGCTCCATGATATTTGCCAACTTATAGGGGTCGTTAGCATTATGTCCAACATAAGTTGTGATAAAACTTGCACCTTCACTTAAACCAGAGAAGTAAATACTAGCACCAAGATACCTAATCCAAAAATCAGGGCTCCCAATGGATAACTTAGCTAAGTTTCGTGCATTGGCAGAGTACATTGTAAACTCAGGGTTATGAGTACTAAAGGGAGCTAAGGCATAATAGTGGACATCTTGGTTTAAGTGGCCCTGCCATCCCCATAATTCCTCTCTTAAACAAAACACATCGATAAATCTCGCAATCTCTTTTGGTTCAGAGAACTGAAAACCATACTCAGTGACCGGTTGATACCAAGTGGCATTAATAAATAAAGTTTTTCCATTTGTCGCGGCCTGTAAGTCTTCTTCTGAACGGCCAACATAAATTATCTCATTACGATTTATATCTAAATCATTCATGATGAAATCGGTGGCTCTTCCTGTTTGTTTCGCAGGTATTTCATTGTTAAGTTCACGGCAATAATGGATTGAGTCTGGGAATTGTTGCATAAGATAATCATCCAGTGCAATGTTTCCATTATTAGTCTTAACATTCCTATTATTATTTGTTAGAAAAAGGACTTTAATATTTTTAGATAATAAAAAAGCGAACAACTTCCTCAACTCAACATCGATTCGTGACTTAAGTTGCTGAGATTGCGGATTTGATGTTGTGGGCAAAACAACATCTGCTATTGAAAATATAACAGCTTTCAAATGCATTTTATTCATCCCCCAGAAGTGACAATTGTTGTAATTTATTACTAGATCTTGTTTTAATTAACTCCATCACATCTTTATATCCCGTCAAAGGAGTCTCCAATATTATTGCAGAGTATTCGTCCTGAGAGTATTTAATCTCCTCCCGAACAGATTCACCTCTTAGTAATGGACACAGTATCGTTCTCTTAAGTTGAGCAGCATTTCGAACCGTGTGCGACGTTCCGCTTTTCAAGTTCCATTCGACAGGAATTAAAATATCACTTAAAGCAGCCTGTATTCTGTTTCTACGAACAAAGTTTTCTTGCGATGGTTTTTGATGTGGGAGATACTCTGTGAGTATAAGTCCACCGGCATTTACAATACCCTCCCTAAGTCCAACACTGTTTTTTGGATAGTTAGAATTTAAACCTGTTCCTAGAACGGCTATTGTGGGTATTTTAAATAAAATAGATGCTTCATGAGCAGCTTGGTCAATACCATAAGCTAACCCACTTACAGTTACATAATCTGATGCAATAAACTGCGAGACAACTGCTTGTGTTAAATAAATTCCAAGAGTAGTTGGATTTCTTGTACCAACAACACCAACACATTTTTTACTAAGCAATGAAGTATCGCCCTGCGCAAAAATCCAGTAAGGGCGCTCATTTAAATCATTCAATTTCTCCGGATAATCTGGAGAACCATGATGTATTAATTTATAACCGCTGCTATGATAGTGTGTTAAAAGACTTTTCGCGGCAGAAATCATTCCATCACGAAAAGTCGACCAATTATTCTCAGTCAAAGAATATGGTGCACGATGTAGTTTCACTCCGAGAATTGATTCGAATTTTGATAATGTGGAGCAAGTTACAACATCTCTGAAACGGATCCCTTTTTGAGCAACCTTATATAGGGACCAATAACTAACGCCACGTATTTCTGATAGAACTAGCAAAGCAGCGCTTTCTGTGTTCCATCGAGCTGTATCAGTATCAGTCATAGCGTTCGCCAAAAATGAAGTGTTTTATTGTTTTTATCATAGGTTTGAGAAAATGTGTAGTAAGTCTAAAGAAGGACTTCTAAAAAGCATGAATCTGCATCAGTATGCATGCCAAATTAACAATCTAATCTGCGTTACGCACCAGAGCAGTTGAAGTCCAGTTAACACCGCCTCATAAAGCGGGCAGGCGTGGCGGGTAAAGCATGGCACTCAGGATCACCGTAACAAACATCCCAATTTTGACTTACTGCCACCGTCAGCCACTTAATGTCCGCTGTTGGCACTTACCTGCCTCTCAAAAATCTCGGTCTGCTCAGAGCGAGAAACAGACTTTATTGCCATGCCAAGAAGGGGCTAGCAGCAACCATTGGTTATGCGATTCGGCCACCAATGCGGCGCTATATTCCCGAGTTGTGGGTGAAAATAAAAAGGATATAAGCAATAATCCCTTTCAAATCGAATGAAAAAACCAGTCAAAACGGGCGTCTAAAGCTGTATGAACAGATTTTACAAAAAGCACAGCGTTGTCCAACATTGCTTTACCCTATTAAAAGAAAATTGCCGGATCGCCACACGCTCAGAAAAACGGCTTGAGCTATCTAAGCATGCTCTGATTGGACTCCATCCGTTTGTTTTTGAAGAAATTGCTAAGTTAAGAGACGTAGTCTAATCTTTATTGATACAATGGAAGTCGCAATTCACTAACATGAGGTCTGAGTGTATCTATGGGGGCATTTACTGGAGCAGTGTTAACCTCAGCAGCTAATAATCTCGCAAAAAAAACAATAGAGTCCACTTTTGATTTTTTAGTCAAAAAATACGAGTTAATAGACATACTGAGATTTAAGGATCACTACCTAGAGTATTGTGAAAAAAATTTAGAAATAAAAACATTAGTATCTCAAGATAAATCCTTTCACGTTGATGACATTTACATCCCGATCCATATAATGCAATCAGGCACTCAGACCAGACAAGAAATAAACGGAATTACTACTTTAGATAATGATAGAGCCATATTGATAAAAGGGTTGGCGGGACAAGGAAAATCAACGTTATTGCGAAAGCTATTATCTAACAATGCGAAAAGATTTAGCCGACTTCCTGTTTTTTATGAACTTAAAAATTATAATGGTGGAACTTTAGAACTATCAATATCAAAATCATTAAGTCATTTTGGAGTCAAAATATCAGAGCATGCACTAAAAAAACTACTTTCAGATAGTAATGTAAAAATATATCTTGATGCGTTTGATGAGGTTAGACCTGAATTTAGATCTGAACTAACTGATGAAATAAAACGTTTTATTAACTCGTTTAAGTGTCATGTGATTTGTACAAGTAGACCTGACACTGAAATAGATGCCTTATCCGAGTTTAGAACGTTTTCAGTATGCGAATTAACTGAGGAGCAAATATTTGGGATTATAAAAAAAACAGCATCTGATCAAGAAAAATGTAATGAACTATGTGATGCTCTTAGGCGAAGTCCTTTACATACAAACAAAGATTCAATTCTCAAGTCACCTATATTAGTCGTTTTGTTCTGCATCAGTTACAACTTAGGCGAAGATATACCAAATACACTGTCACAATTTTATTCAAACATTTTCGATACTGTCTTTCATAGGCATGACAATATAAAAGGAAAAGTATATAGAGAACGTCACTGGAATGATAACAGACGTATTTATAGAGAGCTTTTCGATTGTTTATGTTTCATTTCTCTAAGAGATGGTCTAAATGGATTCAGTCATGAGAAACTAGTAAAATTTGTATCAATTTCACTTACGCATATAAATGAAGAGTGCTCCATAGCTGAAAAGGCTGTAAAAGAGTTATCTTCTATTACAAATTTAATTATCGAAGATGGATTTAATGAATACCGCTTTGTTCATAAGTCAATTCAAGAATTTTTTGCCGCATCATTTATTACATCATTACAGCATGATAAAAAAATATCATTTTATAAAAAATGCTTTAACGATTATCATTTTTACACTACATTTCATAACACCTTATTCTTCCTAGAAGAATTAGATTATTATAATTACCATGAGTATGGTTTTATTCCTGCAATAACCAACTTCCTCTCTTTATCTCAAGATATAACCATTGATAATTACACAATTCCCACTTCTGTTAAAGATTCTTTCTTGAATGATATTTACATTCGCACCAAATACTCTATTTTTAAAGCTGGCACTAGAGAGAGCTATGAATTAGAGAAAACAAATTTCACCTTTGATATATCAGAGTCCTACCCAAGTCTACTTTCGAGTATATTTATATTTTCTCTTGACTTTATAAAAACAGATCTAACTGACAAGGAATTAATAACCCTTACTAAAAAAAATAAGAATATGTCAGTAAATGGTTGGTGTAAGCTAAGCATTAGGACAATCCTCGAATTTAAAAAGCTGCCTGAAACAGTTGCTTTAGATGCATTAAAAATAGGCATTGACGTACTTATTAGAAGAAAATTCAATAAAGCAATTGATAAATTAAATAATAGAAGAGAATCATTAAACTCAACTGATTATTTCAACTTTTAATTAGGATTGTATAATTCACATCATATTTTAAAACATACAAACCTATTTGGATTTATTCTATGAAGCAACTAAAACTATAGTCAGTGACAGCATTGTTTTACTCAAAAATTAATAAATTAGGGAGTTCTTTCAAACTCCCTTTTAAATTACTTATTAAAATACGGATTCACACGTTCCACCGCCTGTTGTACCAGTTTATTTCTGGTTGCCATCAGCCGGTCTATCTTTTCTCTTTTCTGATCCGCTGTTAGTATCCGGTCCCGTCTCATCATTTCAATCTGGGCATTCAGTGCTTTCACTTGTTTCTGAGTCGCTGTTAGCCCCTGACGCTGCGATAACTTACCCCTATTTTCCTCTATCAATTCATTGGCATCATCGCCACGCCCCTGTTTGCGGAAGCTGTTAATGGTGCTGTTGATCTGGTTGGCTTCGGTCATCATGCGGTAAAAATCTTCGGTGAATTGGGTAGACTTGGCCGGATCGGAACCTCGGAAGAAGGATTTAATCACCGGCATCTCATCCAGGCGCATGGCCGGGGTTTCGCCGTAGTCTTTCAGGTTACTCATCAGCAGATTGGTCGCGCCCATCACATAGCTGCCCAGGCTGCCGGTATACCCCATGGCAATATGATCCAGCATCTTCGGTGACATATTGGTAGCCTGCCCAACTTCACGCATTAACAGGCTTGTCTGGTCGTTATAACGAGCACCCGCAATCAAATTGCTGTCGGCCATGTTCTCAATCGGGCCACCTTTGAAGAAATCATAGTTAACATAAGCCTCAGCAATCGGCATCGCGACTTGTGGGATAGGGTTGAATGCCATCGTTTCCATAAAGTTATGCGCCACCAGCTTGCCAAATTTAGCCCCGGTATCTTTACCGCCCAGCGCGCGGACAAATCGCTCGGGTAAAGTGCCAAACATCAAGCCAATCTCAAACGGTTTCGGGAAACGGATATGCTGACCACCAATCCATGCATGCCAATAGGTGTCTTTATCCCAGTCCTGTAGCTCTTCATAACGCTTATCGTCCCAATTTAGCGCCATCAGTGCCAGAGAGGCCGCCGTAATCATGCCGCCGCGCTTCAGCACTTCACGCGGGTTCTCTTTGATACCTCGGCCTAATTTACTCAGCCCCTGCATGCGGGCGTTGAAGAACGGCAGCATATCACTCAGGTTAATCATGATATTGCTGGCACCCATCATGCTAAAGTCCATCAAATCACGCGATTCAAATGCTGCCTGAGCCTTACTTTTCCCTGATTTAATGGCGGCCTCATAAGTGGCCAGTCGGTTAGCATTCTCCGCCGCTTCGCTGAGATTTTTATATTTATGCAAACCCTGTTCAATCTTGCCCATCACCTCTTTGCTGTTACGGGCAATTGAGGACTCAAACTCTTGTATCTGACTATCGGTGTAACCTTTACGCCGTAGAACACTACGAATGGTTTTAGCAGTCGATGCCGGATCATAAACATTCGAATAACCACCACCAAAAGTGGCACCGGCAAACATCATATCCACCAGGCTATCATCAGTGCGTAATGCTTTTTTAAATCCGGCCCATGAAGCGGTAACAGGCTTAAAACCATCTTTGTTAATGGCCCATGAATGAATAGAGTCACGCATAAAGTTACGAATGATAAAGTCAGGCATGGATGTGGTGCTGACGGTCAGCACCTTTTTAGCCTGGCGGGCCGCTTTCATAAAGGTGGAATTACTGCGCTCAAGGTCAATCATGGTAAAGGCGCGATACAGTTCAGGATCATTAACCTGTACCAGTTTTTCCTGCCCATCAACAAACACCTTCACCACATCTTTGCCGATGCGCTCAAAGTCCATCTTGTTCGGTGATTCAATCACCTCCAGCACACCAGTATCAGCAAGGTTCACCACTGACCTGCGCATTGCTTCATTTTTCATCGAAGCATCGACCGATTTCGCCACGTAGTTAAACAGGTTTTCGATAGGATCCTTAATGGTCAAATCACTGCCTTTTAACTTGCGTACGGTACTGCTCTGGTTGGCAATGCCTTTGCTGGTCCACGGCCCCTTTACCTCGCCATTTTCTGCTTCACGGTAATATGGCAAGTACCAGGCATCCTCCCACTGTGCGCGGCTTTCTGGATCAATCAATCCCATATCCTGTTGCAGATCCAGAATCGATTTAATAAAGGCATCATACTTTTTCTTCTGGCCTTCGAATAAAGTCTCATTACCCCGGCTGAGAGTTTTCATATAAGCAATTTCGTCGGCATTAAAGTTGTTCTCTTTGCCCTCTTTCATCAGCCGTTCAGAGCGATGGCCGGCGATCCATTTAAAGAAGTTTTCCCGATGGTTTCCCAGTCCGTCGAGAATACCCATAAGAGCGTCCTCTTTACCGGTACCGGATTGTCGCTCTACTATCCCTTCGACTTTATTATAGCGAGGTAAGCCATGTTCTAAAGTGGCAGCAGTAACAGAGCCTGCCCCGGCAGCCATACGCGCTCCAATGTAGGCAGAACTTCGTGCATCATTGATACCAGCCGCATCCTCGGCATACTTCAGCGGAGCCATGCCATCAAAGGTTTTAGTATTGAGTTTACGGCCAGTTTCTTTTAGCCAGGCTTTCAGTTCCGTTTTATCTTTGCTGGTCACTGTACCGTAGAAAGTCTTGGCCTTATCAAACCACCCCTGCTCAACGTTAAAGCCCATTTTGCGGCTGGTTTCAGCATCCATTGATGGGTTAGCAGTGCGGGAGTAAAGTGCCTTATTCTTGCGAATATCGGTTGATGAGAGTATATTTTCAACTGAATCTTGATTTGGTGAACCGCGTTTGAGCAATTGAAGCTCTTGGGCCGTACCAGATTGGGATTCTGAACCCTGATAAGTGTTCTCCTTGGGCAATTGAAGCCCTCTGGAATGAAGCTTCTCAGGGTTTTGTTTTTCTCGCTTGTATAAAGTTAACCCCGCATCTTCCATCCCATTAATTTTTTGCATCCCACCAACAGTGCCATAAACAGATGCAATTTTATTGACCTCAATAAATCCTTTTTTTGCATTCAAGTGGATAGCTGTTACTACTGGGTTATTGCTTACATCTTTTGCCTCTAATAAAACGACAACGGCATTATCCTGAGTCGATGAGCGATAGACTGCCAGCGGGTCATGTAGTAGTTCAGGCAATTGTTCGATGATCGACATTGGCACTTCATGCTTAATACCATTAGTAGCTTTGCGGACCGTATCACGGGTAATAAACATATCCAGATTCGGTGCACCCAATGCTTTCAGCACTGGAGGTGTTCTACCTAATTTTACTGGTGTGTCTACTGAGCGTAGTGACCGCATAGCCTTATCAAGTTCAGATCTATATTGCTCGGCTTCCACCGGCACTGGCTTGAGTGGGTCAACATCATCATGTTTCGAATACAACGCATCAGAGCGAGAGAAAGTATTATCAAACTCCCGCGTTCCCGGTTGTTCGCCATCATACATAGCCGTCTTTTTGAAGCGCCCCGCGACCGTGCGCAGAATATTACGTATTTCCGTTGGGGAAATGTCATTCGCATTCATGATGCCCGTTTTCTTCAATCCATTGATCAGCACAGAAACAAAACGGTCCCACATCGCTCCAAGGCCGGTGAGTTCTGAACGCTCAGCCATGTGAGCCAAAAACTCATTAGCCTGCATTTCGAGAGACTCATTGCGGTATGATTTATCGACTTCCCGCCATACATCCTGAATTTCTTTATTTTTGCTGTCACGCGTTTGATGTAATACACGCATGATACGATCATATTCCACATCGCCAATGACGGAAGCTAGCCCGTGGTGCGCCAAGACCTCATGCCGCAATTTAGCCCGAAGCTCGCGGTCAGAAGTAATGTTATCCGCTACCACAATCACCCGGCTAAGTTCAGGTTGATAAATGGCATGGACAATGCCGAATTCTTTTGGGATCCCGCTCGGCATCATGGCAGCCGCTTCAGCTTGGGTTTGCACTACCTTAACTTTGATTTTTGCTGCACCATTCAAATTGCGCACCCAGACATCAGCGATAACTTGAGCCCGCCCTTGCCGTATTCCCTGAGTGGGTTTGTCGCCAGCAGCAGTGTGACCGGTATCTGAAATCACATTGCCTTTGCCAATGTCAGTACCCTTACGCGAGTAGAAAGCGATACCTTTATCGGTTGGCTTGGTTTTGAGCGTTTGGAATAGGTGATCAAATGCCTGGCGCACGCCGCCGTTTAATTCAGCTTCGGTTGGATAGGCATAAGTTTCGGGGTTTGCATGTTCGTCAGCTTTACGCAGGTTAACCAGATAGTCGTTACTGATACCTTTACTCTGTGCTTTATCCAGCAGGTAGCGTTCAAAAGCTCGTGCCGACATTTCCAGTTTAGTCGTCCAGTATGCCTTGCTTCGACTCCCGTCCAGCAATGAGGCACGTTCCATCATTCCACTATGGGTAACTTTCTCGACGACGCTCTTAAAGGCGTCATGCACCTCTTGCCTGACTGGATGGATGATTTCTTGCCTTTTACCGCCGCTAAATTCATAGCGAGGACGTTTACGATCGGTAATAAATTCAGATGAACGCTTACCGGACGACTCGCCATGGACATCATAGGTACCAAAATAGTTATCCAGTGCATGGAACCACTCATGTGCAAGTGAGCCTGCGCCATTACCTTTAGTTAGATTGATAACCACTTGCCCAGGCTCATAATGAGCTTTGGCCCCCGCCTTACCTCGCGCGCCAAATGCCAAGCCCAACTCGCCATTCAAGGACAGCGCTTGTGGCGGCACATTCAGTAATTCGGCCATATCAACCAACGAGTCATAAGCATCGTTTAATTCAGTTTGTCGGCGCGCACCCTCAACATAGTTACCAAACTGCACACCTCGGAAGCCAAATGCATCACTAAATTGTTCAGGCGTCACATTGCCATTACGGCGTTCAATTCCTATCCGGGGCTCGTTGGTTAATTTGCGTTGTTCTTCTCGCGATGTTTTGCGTAATTTATCCAGTTTGGCTTCTATTTCAGCGCGATTCTCTGCCAGATAAGCGCGTGCTTCGGTAGGTGTTTTGAAGCCAGCTTTAAGCGGTAACACGCCCATGGCCCCTTTGTAGCCAATAAACACACTCTTGTCTGCCCGTCGGGTATAGATCTCTAACTTAGCCTGTCTAGGCGTTAACTGAGCCTGTTTAAGCGCGTCATCTCCTTTATCACTATTAATCTTGGTCTCAATAAATTCCTTGGCTTTGGGTAATAGCTCCGGTATTGAACCCGCTGAAATGTCAGTTTTCATCCCTCCAGGGGTAACCAGCTCATATAGGGTTTTCCCACCGGGATAGCTCTTGCCATCAAAGTAAGTGTAATGGCCGGAACGAATTGAGTATTTTGACGCTTCGGCCATATGCTCAGGCTTAAACTGCGAGATTAAGTCAATAGCATCTGCGGCAGAACGTAAGGAGGACTTACTGCGGAAAATGGTTTTTATATCGTCAACACTCGCATGGCTATTGATAATGGAACCCGCTAAATCACGAACTCCCTTAACCTGTTCTGCCCACTGATTAAGCTTATAAGGGGATCCCGGCTTGGTGGGGATAAACGAACGCAATGCTGCAAGCAATGCCAGTTTCCCTGGTTCAATGCCATTCTCATGCATTTTGGTGTAGTCAGGGTGCGGGAATAGTTTCGAAAGAGGCTGTTTCTTAATTTCTTCAATATCATGATCGGCTTTCAGTGACTCTGCCAATTGGCCCCATTTATGCTTCGCCGCCCCCTTAAGTTCCTCACCAAAATCATCAATTTTTGCGTCCCTGTTTTTGGCTTGCCCCACTGGCTCAGGTACGGGTAAGCGGACACCGTACCCCTTTCCTACCGGTTCAATCGTGGCACCCGGCATCCTGCCCCATTTGGAATACTTAGCGACTTTCTCACTGTTGAAGGGTTTGCCGAGATGCAGTCTTAATTCACCGACTTGCTGCTCACCAGACGCCACAACGCCCTCATTAGAGGGCGCTGTTTTCGTATTTGCCGTTGTTGGCTCAGGTGGCAATCGCACACCAAAACCATCACTAACCGGTTCAATCACCGCCCCCGGCATCTTGGCCCATTTCGTGAATCTGGCTACTTTTTCATTGGGGAATGGCTTGCCGTGGTGCAATCTCAACTCGCCTTGTGGAGTTCCTGATTCAATATGCCCCTCTTTGGTTGATGCAATACCGCTATCAGTTGATTTTGCAGGTAATCGCACGCCAAAACCGTCGCCTACTGGCTCAATAACAGCACCTGGCATTTTTGCCCACTTAGTGAATCTGGCCACTTTCTCATTAGGGAATGGCTTGCCGTGGTGCAATCTCAACTCGCCAAGAGTTTCACCTTTTGCATAAGCTTCGGTACGTGCATCTATAGGGACACCACCAGCACGCTGACGCTGATCGGTAATCGCTGTTTCAGACTGCGCTCCCATCGCCTCAGTAAAGCGGCGCACATCTTTACGCTGCCCTCCCTCAAACTGCGGCGCTTTCCCTGACTGAACATCATCAGGATTAACTACAGGTCCATCAGCAAAGATGATGTTTTTATCCGTAATGGCCTGCTGATCCGTTTGCCCATCGTAGGTATGGGTTTCTCTGACCGCACCTTGCTGCTCTGCCTGCTCCCTCGGCAAATACACTTGCCCACGAGTCTGTTCCCCGGCGGTGAATTGTGGCGCGGAACCCGCTTGAGGTTCATCACCTTGAATTGGTCCTGGCATTGGGAAACCTTCACCCGGATGAATATTACCGGGAGCTGGCAGGCGTGGAGTTCGCTGCGCCCGAATCTGATCAGCCTGCTGAAGTATCGACAACTCATCAGGTGTAAAGCCCTGCTCACCCGACTCCATTTGTTGCTGAATCAGATCTTGTGCGGTCGGCTGTGCTTCTGGCTCTGCAAGTGAACGTTGAACATCGCTATCATCAGCAAAACCTTGCACGCGAGGATCCTGACGCAGATAGGCTGGAGTATCGCGGAAATCATCAATCTGGGAGTTAGGTACACCATTTTCGCTCACTGAATTCTGCTGAACTGCCACTTCAGGGGCAGCCTGATTTTCTGCCTGCGGTGTCACTTCTGGCTGTAGGGAGGGATCGATATTTTCAGATACTGGCGAACCCTCGATATCAACTGGAGTCTCTGGTGTGGTTTCCGCTGCGAATCTGCGACCTCGAATCCCACCGATAGTACCGGCCCCCATACCAATCCCACCCCCAACAATTGCATTGTTGGCCCCTGTTTCAAAAACATCTTTCATCGGGTCAATTTTTTGGCCTGCGGTGTTAATTAATTGCTGATTCTGGACATATCGCTGGGAGGCACCTTGAGCAAACTCAGTACTGCTTTCCGCGAAGGTTCCCGTCGCTGCACTAGAAATAACACTTTTAGTTGCCATCTTTTTAGTAAGCAATTTTGCTAGGGTATGATCCCCCAATGTAGAAGCGGCAATATTAATAGCCAGCATCCGAGGATCAGCAGTAACACTATTAGCAGCTTGTTCTGCAACCTGGCTTCGAGCCAAAGTTAATTTTTGTGTGTCAGTTAATGAGGAATTAGAGGGGTCGCTATCAATATCAGCAAACGCTTTTTGGAATGTTGTGCTTTCGAGTAATTGATCAAAGGGGATGGAATTAGTCTCTTCACGCATATCAATACCGCCTTGACCTTGAGCGGTACCCGTCGATACGCCAACAAACCCCGTGACTTGGGCTCTCCTTTTTGCCATCTGAGCAGTTTCTTTTGCTGTGGCCCTTGCCGCCTCTTCAGGAAGCACCTTAATTAAACGATTGTAGGCTCCCTTTTCAACCATGCTTTCAACCGCATTAGCCCCTAGCTTTGCCCCACTTGCCGTTAAAAACATTTGCGATATTGATGGGATTGCATTAATCATCCATGCATCTTTATCGAATAGGCCAGCACCAGCTTTAATCCCAGTAACATTTTTATTTTTGTCACGTTCAAAAGTTATAAAATCCATCGCAGCAGCTTCTTTAGCGCCCTCGCTATAATTGCTTTTGATTTCTTTCGAAGCGCTTTGAGCAAGATCACCCACCCCACTAATCACTGTATTACCAGCACGTGATAACAGATTGCCGCTGTTCGCTTGCATCACCCTCAACATTTCAGGACTAACCGGAATATCAATCAGCGGTTTCTTTTCACCACTTCGATATTCTGATGCTTTATCATCTAAACGCTGATTACCCGCCTTAAATAACTGAGCATTGCCACTAATGATATCTGTTGGTGCCGCCGCAGCGGAAAGAAGTACATCTTTTAAACCTACGCTAGGGTCATTGGCTTGCGGAGCTTTTGACTGCCGTCCAGCAGCCTCACGCGCTGCCCTGACGGCACCCCAGTCGAAACCAGTATTAGCATTCTCACCTGGTTGCTGGATATTGAGTGTTTCACGATTACTGTTATTGGTTTGCTCTTCTGGACGTTGTTGTTGCGGATCGTAAGTCATTGGGCGCTCCAAATTTCAGACGTAAAAAAAGCCTCATTGTGAGGCTGTTCGATAGTATTAATAAGGTCCGGTTGAGCGAGATCTTTAATCCGTTCATATTCAAGATTAAGTCTGTGTTTTTCCTTCTTTCTCGCATTCATCAATCGACTACCGATAGTCCCCTTAACCTTCGAAACATTTTCTTTTATGGCAAATAGATGCTGTGCTTGTTCACCAATTGCGCGACGACGCTTTAGTTGCTCTGCCATCCAGTTGAAAGCATTGATATACGCCTCTTTAATCGCTGTCGCAGGTTTACCGGTAAATCCCATAATTAACATCATGCAGCCATCACGGGTTATATTAAACATCGGCTGCGTATCGCCATTTTTATCAATGAAATCAGTGGGCGCAAAATTGCGCTGGGTAAAATCATCGGAACATTTCAGGTTTCGAATTGCCCTTAGAACATCTTTGTGACGCTTGCTAAAGCATTGAGCAACCTTAAGTGAGGTGGTTATCACTTTGTTCTCTGACATAACCACCATGTCTCGAAAATCAAATTGTGGGATGACTACCATTTGTTTGTTCATTGGCACTTCCTTATTAGAAATGAACCTTTGGCGCATAGGAAACCAGCCCATCGAGGCGTACCAACCGTACTGGCTCCTCAAAGGCTCATTTCTAATCAGGTTCGATGATTTGAAGCACATGCGTTGTGCTGGGGAAACTGGAATAAAAAAAACCCGGCAGGCGAACCTGTCGAGGCTAGATTTCGTGCATAAAAAAACCGAAGGGCTTTTTAAAGCTCACTTCGGCATCTTTGGATAATTTAGCGCGTTCCGTTTGGCTAAGCAAGATTATAAATTGCAAATATCTCATACTACAATTGACGATACAGACTCCAATATTTTATAGTCTCAATTAAAAGCAATACAGTCAGTAGTATTCGGTGTTATACATGGCAGAGTATACTTCTGTTACTCTGCCATCAGGGTATATGTCTTTTATTTTACAGGATACAGGGTTACCATGTGAATCTATCGTACACTCTCTTATTGTTGAAACTTCAAGCTTATCATTAATGTAAGTTTTCGTTTCATAGTTAAATGGATTTATTGCTTTAGCATCAAATTCAGTCACTATTTTATTCACAAAATTCTCTTCATAACTTACGTCTAAAATAGGATATCCACTTTCGTCATACTCGTAATGTTTTCTTATTTTCCCACTTTCTGATATTTTAACATCCGTTACAAACCCTTTATCATTCAGTAGTGCTTTAACATCTCCATTCATAGTTTGCGTAATGTTGCATTTCTCATTCAAAATTAACTTTCTTTCTTTGGTATTACTATTAATATAAAAATTACCATCTTTAACGTAATCCGTATCTATTTCTGATATTGGAGTGCGGACCTTTATTGAAGTAAAGCAGCCTTTCTCATCAATATTTGCATGAGCTTCAGAAATAACATTCCCATTGGCATCCAGCATTTTTTGACTGAGTGATTTAACAGGTCCATGTAACGGGTCTAACCCAAATATGTTAGAGATGCTTGCAACATTCGGCGTAAAAACTAAAGATTCATTATTCCTATCGCAGGCACTTAATGCCACAATCAGGGTGCAGACACTTATAATCCGTTTCACTATGCACTATTCCTTATAATAAGTAGCTGATTACATAATATCAGGAGTCGCTAAGAATAATAAGAAACATATTTATTACTTTGCCGCTCGACTATAAACTTCTCGTAACTGCTGCGCAGTAAAGCTATCACCAGAAACGAGTGTTTCCTGGGTGGTACTGTTTGTAGCCCTCTGCTGCCTTCCTTCCCTTTGTTTCTGTTTCCATGCCACAAAGGCCTGCTGATCCTGTGGGCTATTCAGATCAGGCGCTTCACCAAACTCTTTTTGGTACTCTCCTGCAAATGCTTCCAACTCTGCCGGGTCAATACCTGATTGATTTTGCGAACTACGTCCCCCGCCAACACCGTAGAGTTCTGACGCTTGTTGACGGCGTTGCTCCGAGTTGCTCTTAATCTCCTGTTTTGCAGCAGTCAGTTGTTTTTCATCCATCATCGCACCATCTTTATTCAGTGCAGTCAGTTGCTTACCTTCATCTTTGCTAATATCCAGCAGTTCTTTACGATAGCCCTCACTTTCCTGACGCATAGCGGCTTTATCTGGCGGGTTAACCATGCTGCCAATGAACTTGGCCCTATCTGGTTGGTTAAGCTGACCAACCATCTGGCTGTAACCTCTGACTTTATTCATAAACTCATCGATAGGGATTTTAGCTACCTGGTTATCATTCACATCAGCGGAACCGAATTGAGTCATAGGTTTGTTGGCGGTTGAACCATCGCTATAAGTGACTTTCAGACCGGGAATAACAAACTTGCCATCTTCACTGATACCAATATGAGCCAACTCTTTGCTCTTAATCTTCTTCCCTGACGCTGGATCGACTTCATCAATATTGCGTTCAATATAGGGGGCCAGCACAGTATTCATCGTTTTTAATACTTTCGGGTCGTTATAGTTCATTTCCCCGGAAAGCACCTTCGGCATAATCTGGTTAATCTCCATCACATTATCAATTGCTCCCTGACCAAAGAAACGCGAAGGGTGAAGCGGGTTATCCTTTGAAATTTGCCCATACAATTGAGGGTCAACCTGACCGGTGGTTTCAATTTGCTTATACAGCGCCTGAACAACCGGCATTTCTTCTTGCATGCGCTGCTGCCGCTCAGCTTGAGAACGTTGGAAATTAAACTCGTTCTTACGCATATTGAGTTCCTGCGCCCGCATGCCCAAGCTGGCATTTGCCGTGCGCTGACTAGCCTGCGCCAAGCCATAGTTCTTATTCCACTGCTCATCACCCACGCTATCACGCTGTGATTTATATTGATGATCACGATTGTCAGTTTCTTTGCGCCAGTTAACCTGATCCTGCGCCAGACCATAGTTACGGTCAGAGTCCTTAACCTGTTGTTGTTGTGCCGCATCCCGCAAACCCAGTTCACGGTCACGACTGATAGCCTGATCCGCAGTATTGAAGCCTGCCAAGAAGCCGTCTGCTAAACCTTGTACGCCCATAATAATGATCCTTTAGAAGAAACTACTTGCCAGCAAACCTACTGCGGCACCAATACCCGCACCAATCGGCCCACCCGCAGCACCATAGGTGGCACCAACCGCCATACCAGTACCGGCCCCCACGCCAATCATGCTCATTTGGCTCTGTTTCTGTTGGGATTTGAGCTGCTCATTTGCAGATTCGCGCTGTATCTCGCGGTTAGAAGCATCACCTAGCCCTTGCATGGCCTGCTGCCGAGTATCCCGTGCAACATCAATCAGTCCGTATCCCATTAGTTACTCCCCCCGCCAATACTCATTTGCTCACGTAGACTTGCACTGCCACCGGTTAAAATATTCATCTGCCGATCTTGCTCAGCCTCCCGGATACCATTCTTCGCCCCGGCAGTGGCCAGTGCTGAGCGCAAGCCTAAACTGTTATCGTTCGGGTTTGCCGTCTGAGTAGTGCCATAACGCGCCAACTGATTTTGAGTACCCAACTGAGCAGAACGCAGACTGTTAGCAGAACTATCACTGACGCGGGTTAATTGCTGATTCATCAGTTCGCCGCTGGTAGCCAAACCCATCAGCTCTTTTTGCTTTGGATAAAAACGAGTGAGCCAATCGTTATACTGATCACGAATAAGATTGGCATAGGTATCAGATGCTTGTCCCATAACTACCTCCTATCATTAGCTGCCGCCAAAGATGCCAGTGGATTTACTACTCACGTCTTTGAGACCATAAGTCGATTTGCTGCTGACATCCTTTACCCCATAATTACGAGCGGCCATACCACCAGCAGCACCAACTAATTGCCCTACTGCCTGTCGGTCGCTAAGTGACTTCTGTGCATCGCTGGTCGCTTTACTTAAACTCTGGCTGGCAATGTTGCTATAACCAGACAGTGCATCAGCTTTTTGCCCTGAGCCCATAGCGACAACATCCTGTAACCCGGCTACATATTTATCCTGTTGTGAGGTTTGCGCTCGGTTAGTAGTGTCGATTTGCCCTGCCACCTGATCACTTTGCAACGTTTGTAGTGTTCCCTGGAATTTACCGCTACTCGGATCAACGCCCCCCGCAGACAATTCAGTAGCCGCCTGTTGGCGTGCCTTACCAAACTCCTGTTGATAACCTAAGTTGACGGTCCCAGCGGCATCGTCATATTTCGACTCGTTATTCATACTGTCTACTTTGCTAATAAACAGATTTTCCATTGGCTTAAGTTCGTTCTGGTACAGCGTCCATTGTTTACCCGCAATTTCAGCCGCTGCCAGTTCCTGAGAGGTTTCTTTAACCTCGGTGCTACCGCCACCTTTGCCCATAATGACCTCATACCGGTATTTTGAATTTCATCAGTCCATCTTTATCAGGCATGCGCTCAAAACCGAGACGCCGCGCAATTCGGATAAACCCTTTTCGTGCTGTATAAAACTCCGCCCAGCGCCCGCCTATCATCCGAGTCAGTTGCTGAACCTCTGGGGTGTACTTAACCAAACCTTGCTGCCCGCTACTAATACCCAGCCAAACCACCACATAAGGAATGCCTTCTTTCATTCGCGGGCGCAGGACTATCACTGCATCGTCCGCTGAAAAGCAAAACGCCTGCTTGTTACGGCAGGCGTCTTGGACATGAATGAGGAGTTCCGGATCACCGGCATCGCTGGCTATTCGGGCCAGTTTAGAAGTGAAAGTAGTTTGCAGCATCCAGCACCATGATAGGAATACTTGAAACGTAATAGGTTAATGGGCCATGGGATGCCGGTTGATTTCTGGCCCATCCCCAAGCAGGGCCAATCTGCGTGCCGTTGCTGTTCACCCAGACATAAACCTGCCACGGGTAACTGTACATCGCACCAATATTGCACGGCGCGTACATTGGTCGGGCAATGCCCTCAACACTCCGCATTGAGCCTAATGCTGCACCGGTTAAAGGAACCAATTTAGGGCGGGCCAAAATATCGTAGCCAGAGTTATAAACCACTGAGCCATTTTGTTTTGAATAGATTTCCAAGCCATATTTGCTGCGATTTAACGCACCATTACCAAAGATACAGACCTTGGCTCTAATAGTCGCGCCGCCACCGCCATTGACATAAAAAACCCGATATCGGCGGTCAGTGGGGTCAGGCGACATACAAATGGTTTTACTGGCATCTGTTGTGTAGAAATAACACATCACCTGATCGGCTGCGAATGCCGGATTAATATAACTGGGTAACCAGCCATCATTTATATCAACTTCACCTTTAAATAACAGGCAAGAGAATTGACTGATATTGCTAATGCCGGTGAAGTTATTAACCCCCATAAATTGGATACCATAACCGCCCACCGATCCAGAAGCGGGCCAGATATAAACACCATAATATGAAGATGGAATAGCACCATAATAATTAACTGAGTTTACTTTCAGTGTACGGTTAGCGTCTAAATAAGGTTGATTATAAGCGAATCCACCTGGTACCCACTGACTACCACTAACGGTGTAATCAAGCCAGGCATAAGAAGACATCCAAAGAAAATAGTCATAGCCAGAAGGAATAGTAATCCCCGTATTCCATTCCCCATATGAAGTACCTTTACTGCCCATGCCAACTATTTTAGTGACCGTAGTTTTGTTATCCATCACGACTGATGTGCCATCAGGGCGGAATACTTCTAAACCGTAGCGCGACACTGCCAGATACCGTTAAAGTTAAAATCAGGAGGGGGATTCTTACCCACGGACATACACGCGGTTAAACTAATCAAGCTTGCCAAGACGAACCATAAGCGCACCTTTCTCATCATAAACCTCTATTCTCTCGTTAGTGATAACCAGGCCAATACTGCCTGCACCTTGCCTGATGGTAATTCTTCCCGTATTTGAAACACTGAATAGGTCGCCAATTTTCAGATTACCGGCGGCATCAACTGTGAACTTACCGTTATTTATCGTGGCGCTATTGAGCGTGGGCGTTGAAATGCTGATCCCCGCTTTAACTTCATCAGCGATAATCGTTTGAGCGTTCAAAATCTTAATAGTGGCTTCACGAATGGCAGCCTCATCAATGACCACTCGCCCGCCGGAAATAGAAAACGGAATCGCATAGGAACCGGTATCGGTTGGATTATTCGGATCAAAGACAAAAAACTGACTGGCCGATATGGCGACCTGAGCAATGGGTTTACCCTCAGCATCCCTGCCAGCGACAATTCCGATACCTGCGGTGATGCCGCTGGCATCAACTTTGGTGCTCCACATTTTCTGAAATGCCTGGCCGCCATTCTGGTCAAGATCATTGACGCTATTGGTCAGCTCACCGATTAATGGAGAGTCATTAATCTCCTTATTAATCAGGTCAATGATTTCATCAATATCAGCAGCGGTTTTGGCCGGTGTTCCCTCACTGGCGTTATATGGCCCCGCCACACCAGCAGAATTGATAAAGCGGATCCAGTAATACCCTTGCCAACCCGGATCAACCGGGTCGCCATATACCGCCGCCGCCGAGCTGGCCACCATCACCGCATTAGCCAGGTTATCTTCAGTGCTACGATAGATTTCCGTCAGCGAATGCCCACGGTAATTCGGCATATCCCATTCCAGCAGTACCGCACCGAATCCCCCATTAGCTTTGAAGTTTCGCGGTTGAGTGGGAAAAGAGGGGGCTGGGCCAGTATTATCATTGGGATGAGGTTTGAGCTGTAATTTACCGCCTGCTCCGGTGCGTAACTTGGCTAAATCCAGATCGGCCAACTCGGCATAAGTGACGGCACGATTACGACCGTCACCGCGCTGCCCGGTCAACACCTCAATATTTTCAGAGAGTGCCGCAGCATCACGACCCGCACGGAATCCTTTGGTCATGCTGGCATCTCCGCCATTGAGGTACTCAGGGTAATACGGTCAACTTGCGCGTAACCCCAGACCTCAACCGTCCATTTGCGGCCAGTGATCGGCGGCAACTTCAGAAGCCCATCCATTAAGGAGCCTGGCGGCAGCGACAGCACCGGCGCACCATCAACAATCAAATTGACCCCCACGCGAATTACACTCTCACTCATGATGCGCAAGCAGGAAAATGAGGTGCCGGGAGGGGCCAGAAATGGCTTGCTGCGCCATGTGATCGGCAACGGCGTGGTGCTGACTTGAGAGATGGTTAATTTATCGTCTTTAATGGTATAGAGCGTATCCGACTCCAGATCATTAAAGGCCGTATCAAAAACGGTGGTCAGGTGACGGATATCCATCGCTTGTGGATCGAAAATAAATCCGGCGCTGGTTCCTTTTTCCGTCTGGTAAATCGCCAGATATTCGCCTTCCACCTGCCATGCTTTGATACTTTCAGGATTGAAGTTTTTCCGCCATTGCCGTGGCTCGATAATCTGCTCAGTGGCAACTAATGCATTGCCAGCACTATCAACCGATACCAACCCATTGGGTGACGCGTAGAGCGCAAAGCTATCCATACTCACCATGCTGCGGCGGCTGACACAGGCTTGCATCACCGGTAACTTGGCGTTGGTTATATTGGACGGAGTGATACCACTGAACAGATAAGGCCGCCCTTTGGTTCCCACCACCAGCCCGGCACCAATAGGTGCAATAGCCACAATATCGTGCTCGGTACTTTGCTTGTAATTTTCCGGCCAGGCATAGGGGAGAAACGCCTCAGAGAACATGACTTGGTTACCAGCAAAACCAGCTGCTATACCGTTTGCCATCAGGCACAAACCAATCATTTCATCTGGCGGCATCAGGAAGTTTTCGGTTTCCAATACCGGCCCAAGTTCTTTATCAAGCAAAGTGTCCTGATACACAAGCACACCAACGTCCAACTCGACCAACAGCAGATAATCAGCAACCCCGCCGCCAGAGGCAGAGCGATAAATGCGGCGGCGGGTGATATTTGAATTCTGGCTGCCAGGTGGTTGCAGGGCGAGGTCTACGCTACTGCCGGGGTACACAATGGTCACTTCCTGCGAAACTGGCCCCGGCGGCCCCTCTTCCCCGTAGCCCGTGACATAGGTTTCAACATAAAAACGGGTATCGTCATCGGTTGGATCATCATCACCATGATCAGCCGGCGGCGTAATCGCAGTCACTTCAATAGGATTAACTGGAGCTGGAATGCCCAGCCGAAAACTCACCGCTGGGAAGTTACCCTCTCCTTGAGTCGCTATTTCATTGCTGGTGACCTTGGGATATTTGCCATCAGTGAAATACACTCGCTCATATTTATCCTGCGCCACCGGGCTGCGGATCGCGTCAACAATGTCAGTCCAGGCAAACCAATAATCATCGCGGTAACGGAAAATAGTGGTTGGCTTCAACTTAAATGTTTTCCCACTATCAACATCCGCCATAACCGGAGTAATAACGCCGTGGCGGAAATGGCAGTTTTTAGCAATGGTCGCCGCTTGCTCTGGCAATAGATGTGGCACCGCCCGTGGCATTTCGCCACGCATGGTAGTGATATCGATAGCTGACATAGGGAGTGATTTCCGACAGGCATAAAAAAAGCCCCACTAAAAAGTGAGGCTTGGCATCTTTGGGTAATTTAGCGCGTTGTTGATAAGAGAGCAATGGGGTATTTATTTAATTTAAGGCGCATAACGACCAGGCTTCGAGGTAGCGGATATTTTTCAATATATGTGGGAAATATCTGATGTTGTTATATTTTCAGAATTTTGCTCGCCATAATTGTTTGGAGTAATCATCCAAATCCAATATTCTTGGACGGGGATTAATGTGGTAATAACAAGGAAAAGTTATGGAGACATCAAGATTTATTAAAGCTATGGCTGAGGGAATCAAATCCATCCCCATGGATTTATATTTGGGGGTTGAACGAACTTTTCAAGATTTGAACCTTTCAGATGGCGGACGATATTATCAGCAGCGCAATATGTTTGATGATAAACGTTTTGTCAGTGCTTTTAGTAATCTCATTCGCGATCGATTTATTATCGCTAAGGTGGCTAATATCATCATTAATGATACTCTTAGCCGTCTACCCGATGAAACCATACAGCAATTACACCAAGAGCTTATTTATGGTGCAACGGGTAAGGCCACCCGCATGACGGCTCAAACGCTGATAGCAGGCCACATAAGTGGTAAGGTTGTCAGTGGCTTAGCTGCTGGGATTACAGTAAAACTTAGTTTAAGATTTGGTACCACCATTATGATTTCCGGTGTAATGTTTCAAGGGGTTATGGCTCGAGCATGTGAAGCATCTCGAACATTGGCACGAGAGAATCCATCTCTTTTCAATAAGCTAAAACCGGATGACTACGATATGCTGTTCTTCCTGTTTGAGAAGCCATTTGAGCGTTTTACTCAACTCAGTAAAATGGCAAAAAATAACCCTTTAGCTTTGAGGCGCTTTGCTGATGAAATCAAAAGTTATTAATGGGTTACTACGTTTTACCTTTGATATGATTGGGACTATAGTCTCATTTGCAGTAGTAGTAGGACTGGTTGTTGCTTATGCCTTCTATGAAGGGATAACTGCCTGGCTAGTCGCTATCGGATCCATCATCGGTGGCGCCATACTCTTTTGGTATGTACAAAAATGCAGTGATAAATTCACAGTAACGAAACAGAAATAAAAGATTGGTAATTGCGAATGGTGATATCTGACATTTTTAGCCAGCTTTAAATAACCGGGCCATTAAGCCCGGTTTTATATTTTATGCTTCTGTTAGAACAGCATCAGGTGACACTGGCCACTCAATATTCGGCGCAAGAGAAACATCAACGTTTTTCACTACAACACGGTATTGCTTCCACGCTTTCAAATCAGCACGCAGTTTATCCGACACATCTTTTTCGCTATCCACCAGCTCCTCTATCTCATCAGCAATAGCACCTATCATGTCAGAAGCATGAGATAAAATAGCCGTTTGCTTTTGTGTAGCTTCAATAATCATCTGTTGCAGAACGCGCGGCGCGGGGCCAGGTAACCATTCGCCATTTTCATTTGCGTAGTAAGTAGGATCGGGTCGTGGGCCAGACATGATGACGTAGCTATCTGGCAAAGCAAAAGGTTCGATGTAAGAAATACTCTCGGTAGATTCACCGGGTATCGCGTAAATAACCATAGTTACCTCAATCTATTGTCCATACAGCAACTCTGTATGGGAGTGTTGTAGCAACATTGGCATTATTTGAAAATCCATTTAAAGTCAATGGGCTATACGAACCGAGCTGTTGGTTTGCAGAAACCACAACAATCTTGTCATCTACATATGAAGCGGCTATCCCATAGGATGATGAACCAGAACCAATATTACTACCGTCTCGCATTTCACCCCATGCACCAACTAGAACTTCAACACGGCAATCGGTTTTTCTGCCGGGAAATGGGTTAGTAACTTCAACGCGCTGTGACAGGGTTATATTTCCCGGTGATGCCTGAGTTCCTCCTGGGTAAACATATGCGAATTGTGGTTGCTTTCTAGCCTCTAATGTCGTGACTCGAGTTGTCAGCAATGTTATTTGAGTCGCCAGCTCCAGCGCATTTATCTGACCTTCATTGAATGCCGTACCAGCAAGTAGAATGACATAGCAACCCGTTGCGTTGAGCATCCGAGTTTCTGCCGCAACACGAGGTGTTCCATTTGTTCCATCGTCTTTTAAAACTAAGTTTTCGGTGACTGCGGAGGTATTAGCGATAGTGTTCACCCCAACAGTACCACCGGTACCAACATACGCGAAAACACCACTATTACGTGTGCCGGATAGTCCAATTGCATGCCCTTGAAAAGCATCCATCTGAATAGTGCCGGTAACCCCATTTGATTTAGCGCCATCGCCACGCCGGACAGGCGCACCCACACTACCGGGGGATTTGCCGTTCTCATCGGGCAGCCTAAATGTTGTAGTGCCGTTGCCGCTTGACCACTTCATTCTTTTGAGGGGATCGGCTTGCCATTCAGCCTCTGTAATTACAAAGCCTTTAGCTTGAGCCGCCGCCCATGCATCTGGGAATAAAGCCCTGCTAAGTTCTTGTCCATCGCGCGGGGCCGTTCCCTCTGGGATGTGTGTGCGGTTTTCTTCCCACCAACTGAACAGTAGCGGTAAACCGCCAGCTGGCTTTGCGTCTAACTGTTGCTTAGTGACTGCACCTTTCGGGTCTGTGGCATCACCGGCTAATATAAGGGGGCCGGTTAATGTGCCTCCTTTAATATCCAGCTTCCCGGCCAACCCATCTGTCAGCGCCTGATTGCTGACCTTGCCTGCAATAGCCTTATCAAACTCCGTCTGGCTGACTTTCTGATTAATCTGTTGTTCAAGCGCTGATACATCGATGCTTTCTGCTGATGCTTTCGCCCTGGCGGCGAACTGTTCCGCTTCATCCCGAAACCCCTTGGCGGCAGTTTTATCTCCCGCGGCCGCTGTTGCTGAGTTTCTCGCAGCCTCGGCACCGGCCAAAGCCGATTCCTCACTCAGTGCAGCGGCGTTCTCGCTGCTTTCGCTTTCACTGGCAGATTGGGCGGCACTGTTCGCACTACCGGCAGCAGCAGAGGCTAATTGCCTCACTTCAGTATGCAGTCGGTTAACTTCACCGACCTGGGTATCAACCGCTAATTGTGCGGTTTCGGCACCTTCGCGAGCAGCTTCAGCCCGATCTGCATCCGTTTTCACTGCCAGCTTAATTTTAGTGGCGGTCTGTTCAGCTGCGAGTGTTGATGCTTCGTCTGCTGCTGACTGGGCCTCATTTCTATACTGCAAAGTATTGGCTTCAGACAAAGCCGCAGCATTGGCGTTAGCAATAACAACACTCTCACTTTCAAACGCATGAATCGCTGATTTAGCGGCGGCAGCGGCACTGACACCCGACTCATCCCGGTAACCTTGTGCGACTGCCAACGCAGTGTCTAAATCCGCTGCATACTGTTTTGCTTCGTCACGATAATGGGCGGCGCTCTCTGCCGCATCTGTGGCACTGCTTTCTAAAACCTTAATGGTCGCCAGATCATTAGCAACCTGCTGTTGAATCTGTCGGAAGTACAGGATCACATCAGGTGTTAGCTCTGACTCCATAATCTGCTGCTTCAGCAATTGATTAAGGGTGCTGGGGCCGGTGGTGTTATCCAGCGTAACCGCGCCATAGACAAAACTACGACCATTGGCCGCCACCGTAATAGAGTAGCTACCCTCTTCCAACTGGATGCGGTATGCACCTGTGTTGTCTGTTCTTACCGTCACTGAAAAAGTATTTAGGACAGTCAGACTATTTGCTACCGCAGTCAGGGTGATTTGTGCATTGACCACCGGCTCACCCACCGGATTAATCATAATACCGGATACTGTTACGCTCACTGTCCACCTCCCTGATACTGCGCTTCTTTCAATTGCTGGGCGAAACTCTCAGAGTTCTGTTTAACCCCCAACTGGTCGCTGAATGCCTGGTAATGCTGCATCGCTAAATTGAGATTAGCTCCGGCATCACCATCTTTGCTAAATGAACGAAACAGCATCCAATCCACCAACGGATTCACATAAAGCTCGTCAATCGGTACCGGCGTTTTATCTGCCAGATCATGGATAGCAACCACAGTTGGAACTCTGGCAACGACCGCCTCGATATCCGTAGGCTGAGTGGCACCGGGAAACAGGTAATACACTTTGGGAGTTAATTCGTTATAGGTATAACGCTCAATTGAACCCGTCATCTGATGCCAGTCAGGATATTGGCTATCCAGAACATCGCGAGGTACCGGCCTTAATGCCCTGCCGTCTACTAAACGAATCATCTCAATTAAACGGATCGCACCCTCCGGCAACCTCTGTCTGGTTCCCACTTCCGTGGTCATCACTTCAGTCGTAGCGCCCGCATCAGGTCGCGCCAGAATAACGGCCCGGATAGCATCATTGTAATAATCACATAGCTCCGCCAACGGCCAGCGTAGCCATGCAGTATCTTTGAGCTGGGTGTTAACCCGCCCAATAATCTCGGCAATGGTGATCATTAGAAGAACTCGTGTTTACGAACGGGGTTATTGAAGGCGGTGATCGGGGAGTTATCCAGTGCCTCACGGAATGCGCGACGGTAACCATCGACAAAGCGCACGCCAAAGTATTGTGAGCGCTGCGGATCAGTCCACGGTTTGCCCGGCATGATAAATAAATCTTCCAGCGCACCAATGGCGATCACATCAGCGTAATCATCTGCCAGTACATCCGGCACTTCAGTTACATCACGCTTGGGTTCAATGGCAAAATCCACAGTCACTTTGGTCAACGGCTGATTGAAAGTGATTTGATTGGCAGACTTGACGGTAAATTCAATGCCTGCCGTCAACATGACACCCGGTGCACTGGCATTACTAAGCTGATTAGTGAGGTCCAATACCCGTAGACGCTTGACGCATTTCACCAGCTCACTGTCCGTCAGGATATAAGTCGTGCCCGGAGTAACATCATTAAAAGTGACCGCGTCACGGCAGAGTAATGACTCACGACAAAAGGTGATCGCTGCTTCTAATGCGGCCTGTTTCATCATGATATCCAGCGGGCCGCTGATATGCTTTCGTATGGTTGGCAGAAATGCGTCAAGTGTCGCCATGGTTATTCGGCCTCGGTGCTGGCGGCGCTCTTGGCCTGAATGGCTTCACGAACACGCACGCGGAAATCATCTACCTTTTCCTGAGCACCCTGTTTGATATCCAGATCTTCAGATTCGACTAATGTCGCCAGTTGAACCGAGGTCAGTTTGGCAATATCAACCTCATCACCACCGATCTTCAGGACAAAACTATTTTTTGCGGCCTCAAGTTTGGCTTGTTCTATCAATTGCGCCGCTAATTCTGCATGTTCTTGCTCTGAGGCTTGTTGCAGATTGAGCGTACTTTCCAATTCATCGTGTCGAATAAATACTGTTGGAAAATCCAACAACTGATGGGCAATGGCACTTTCAACATCGACCGGTTTATGGCGCGGGAAGACCAGGCGACTACCGGTAATGGTGTCACGTTTTTTTTCTTTTGGGCCGATATAGACCACTGCGATTTTATTAGGCATGGGAAACTCCAGATTGCGGGTAGTAAATAACAGACAGTAAAAAGCCCACCGAAGCGGGCTGAGAGGGGAATAATATGGAATTAGTAACCGACAGCTACGTACAAAATGTTAACGACCAGACGGCCATTTGCCGCGCCACCGGCAATCACCGCAGTCACTTTCTCACCTGCTGCTTGCGTGCTGTAAGGGACAATTGGCACATTCTTTGCGACAGCAGCGGCATGGCTAGCTGCGGCCACTAATGAGGTGGTTCCGCTCTTAACCTCTACGGTTACACCTGCACCAAGCGCTTCACTGACGACACTCACACCATAAATCCGCATACCAATAGGCAACTCCAAAAACTCAATCACATCACCGGCAGCAGCATCTTTCAAAATAATCTGCCCTTCAGCCAGCGACAGGTTTCCTTGCGGGCCTTGATATACCGCATCGCCAATAGAAGGCGCTTTAATAATTGTCATAACATTTTTCTCCAGACAAAAAGAGAGCAGACCGAAGTCTGTCCCTTAGGGTATTAGCGTATTGAATTACTGAGGGATTACTTGCCCAAAGTGACCGCTGAATCCACTACCATGACGCCGTGGTCATTGACTCGACCATCTTTCTGTTTGAAACGGATCTTCTTCAAACCGTTAATCCAGCGGATAGAGACTTCAGTACCGTTGCCATGGTCCACTTTCTCTTCGTTGTAACCAAAGAAACCGCCGCCATCACCAGTACCGTAAGCGTTAGCCAGTGCCTGGCCGCCCAGCAACATAGCGCGGTCAATGGTGGTACCGGTGGTGATAATCTTGGTGGAAGCCGCTAAGTCATTATTGGATACCAGTACTTTAGAACCCGCGTTGAAGCGAACGGGTGTACCGCCATATTTCCGCACCAGCACGTTACGCCACATGGCACATTCGCCTTTGAATAGCGGGTGATCGAAGCCCTTAGAACGCTGCACTGCTCGGGTCATCATAGCTTGCCAGTCTTTACCGGACGTCGAGGTATACCAGTCATTCCACTGGCGCGGTGTCACGTACAGCACAAAGTACGGATCCTCATTAGCCAGCTCATCCTTAGACATACGAATGGGCTGTAACGGGTGAGCCATTTCATCAAGGAACAATGCAATGTTATCGACCGTAGCCAGCGTGAACAGGTCCGCTGCATCCAATGTTTCCATTGAGGTTGCATCACCAGAATAGAAATGACGGTCATAAGTCGGCGGCAACACATCGTTGATCATGATTTTGCCAAATTCACCGTGATCAGCTAGCGGCACAATGGTGTCATCGGCCATGTAATCACCACGCGCACCAGCCAGATGGAAGGTTGCTGACTGGTCCTGCACATCATTGAAGTAAGTTCCCAGCAGAGTGCGGGCTGTCTTATTAAGGTTGTGTTTGAAACGCTGCTCAGACATCTTCCCACCCGCATCAACCAGATGGCGACCTTGGTTAATCTTCAGTGAGAAATCCGCAAAGGCCAGATTTTCACCGCGACCAGCCAATTTCTCATCGCCCATAGTTGGACGCTTAGACAGTTTGTGCACGATCTGCATATCTACTTCATCACCCTTCTGCTTTTGCAGGTCAGTGATACGAACAACCGGCGCATTGTGGCTGGTTTGAGTGGTACCTTTCTTATCAGGATTGACCGACTTCGGCGCTTCCTGCTGTTCGGTCAGAACATTAACAAACGAGCGGTTACGGTTTGCGGCCGTAAACAGCGCAACCTGCATTAGCTTATTCGCCTGGGCAGAGGTGATAGTGGTCATAGATACTCCATAAATAAAAAGCCCGCCGAAGCGGGTTGAGGTTTAAATCGATTGGGTAATTACATTGCCTGCTCTAACAACGCCTCAATCTGGGCATCAGTCATCCCGGCAAACATTGCCTGTAGCTGATCTGGGGAAGCATTAGCCGCTTGTTCCAGTGGTGATGCTGTATGAGTGGTTGTTACCCCGAGATCAGACGGTGAGCCAGGTACTTGAGTCGCTACAGTTGCAGCAGCTAGTTTCTCGGCGGCAATCCGTTGTACATCTGCGTTGGTCGTCGCAGTAGCCGTAGTGGTAGATGCCGTCGTGACCGGTTCTGGTTGAACTGGCTCGACCGACTCACCATAAGCGGCCTTGGTGCGTTTCGCGACTTCCGCAAAGCGCTCAGTTAAAGACTTGTCTTTCCATGCGGGGTCATTTTGCAGATTGCCATCAATGTGTACCGCCAGTGTGAAACGGTCAGGGTCTTGATCCTGCCATGACTTCAAATCAGGTACGGCATTCATGGCATCTGCAACTGGATTACCGCTCGGCTGATGGGTAGCTTGTGCTGGCTGGCCTTGTTGCAGGTAATCGATTTTCTGCACCACGGTGTCCAGCACTGCCGCCATCTCAGGAAAGTTTTCACGGATGAAATTGATTTGCTCAGGGGTAACCTGTGCTTTTTCAGGTAAGGGAACGGGCTGCATACCAGCAGAGTTGATTTGTCGCGTTAACGCTGCCAGTTGGCGTTTCGCTTCAGCTAACTCCGTTGCCGTTTGCTGATTGGTGCCTGCTAAGCGCTGTTTTTCAGTCCGCTCGGCCACCAGCACATCGTAAGGAATGACGTGCTGACCGTCTTTGCTGAGAATACCTTTTGGCTTATCAGTGCCTTCAGTTGTTGCCGCTGGCGTGGTTGCAGCCGTTTTAGTGATTGGCACTTCCGTGGTTTGTGCTGTAGTCGCGCCCGGCGTCAGCTCGTCTTTCTTATCGCCCGTATTGACTACTGCATTGGTGTCTTCAGTACTATTGTCCGTAACGACAGCAACTGGGGTAGTCGTTACCGCTGCTGTATGTGTTACATCAGAAATATCCACATCACCAAATCCATCGATCAGCGCTTCCAACTCTTCTGGCGTTTCATTACCTGTTAATTCAATGTCCACGTTATGACTCCTGCATGACTATTTACCGGATAGATCCGAATGAGAAAGGCGTATCGCTGCCCATGCGAATAAGCACTCTTGGATAAGAGCGCTTAGCGGCATGAACCTTGATGGTAGAAAAAGAAAAGCCCACGAATTGTGGGCAAGTAATTCAGATGAAAATCAGAGATACCAGAAAGCAAAAAGCCCCGCGGTTAGGCGAGGCTTAATTCAGTGCAATGTAGTGCATCTTTCGGAAATTTAGCGCGTATTTTGCAGGCATGCAATAGCTATAATGGTATTTGGTCAATTTGACCTTGAATGGTCTGCATCATTTCTTCATGTAACGCACCAATCTCTTCGGTCACATTCTGCATATCTTGCAGCACCTGCCCCGTTTTAGCCTGAGTATAAGCATCATTGAAGCGCTGACCATTCGCTAATGTTGCCTCGCGTTCCGCTTGGGCATTAATACGTTGGGCTTCAGCCTCCAATTTTGCAACCTTACCGGCAACCTCACGCATTGCCAGCTCTTGCTGTTGCTGCTGTAACTGTTGTTCCTGCTGCGCCGCCTGCTGTTCTTCTGGTGTCATCTCATCCGGCGATTTTGGTGTACCCAATGCGCCACGGATCCGCTCAACAAATTCTTGTTTATTTGGCAGGTCTAACAGTTCTACCCACATATCCAACACGCTAACCTGAATCTGCGGTGGCAACCCGACAATAACTTCAGATAACCGTTGTGCCAGTTGAGATTTATAGGCTGGCGTCTGTTGAATCGGTGCCAGAGCGATATGCGCACGTAGCCGTGATACATCGTTATTCATCCGGCCAGCCTCTTCGGCGGCATTCAATACCACCTCTTTGCGCTTGCGTGGATCATCACGATTAATCACTACCGGATAATTTCGGCGCTTGGTTAACTCTTCCAGCAAATAGCACAACAATAACTGGCCCACTTGTTGGCAAGCAAACTGATAGTTATCGTTGATCTCCGCCAAAGTAGTCGCACCCTGCTCTACCAAGTTACTGATTGCCACACCACTGGATGCGTTGGAGTCTTGCCCGAGGAACGCTGAGTAAACACCCAGCCCATCCTGAATCAACTTCATGGATTCCTGCATAACCTGAAACTGCTGCTGTGCAACTTGAAAGTCTTGCTGGATGTTTAATGCATCTGCCGCTGTCGTCTTATTTGCACGGTTGGGATTTAGGTTAATCACCCCATCCGGGCGTTCAATTTCTTCGGCCAACTGTTTATCGGTCATGTTAGTCGCGTCCGCATCCTTAATCACTCGCTTGGCCTGCAATAGCCAGGTCAGTTTAATGCGGCGGAAATTCACTTCATCCTGTGCGGGAATGGCACGGCAGGCCAAACCATACGGTGCTCCCGTTTTATCTTTGCGATAACCCCAGAATGGGATCAGCGGAAACATACCTTGCGGCGCTGTACATGGGCGGTCAATGATGAAATGAGGACCGACAAACCACGACTCACGGATCCGGCTGACACGAGCCATGGTGACCTGAACCCGGTCAGTGGCCACAGCCACAGCATGCATAACGTTGTTCTTGTCATATTCTACAACGCGGCCATTGCTTAATTGCAGGATTGGCAGGCGCTGGAAGGTCCGATAGTAGATAACCTGAAGCAATACGCGCTTACGGTTGGATGATACCCATTCGGTGCTCTCACGGCTCCACGATTGATACTCTTCATAGGCGCTCATCAGATCCGATTCTTGCCCGGCCGCCAGTTCGGTATCAACAAAGCCTTTCCACTCATTGAGGGAATAATCGATAATTTGCGATTTGTCGGGGAATGTCCCTTTCACCTCATCCACATCCAGCCAACGCTTACGCATCAACCAACGGCAATCACTCAGATCCGCCTCGCGGCTGAACCAATCCCAGAACACCTCATTACGATGAACGGTAGACACTTTGAATTTATTATCGAATGGGTCACTGTTGCGGCGCACCTCAACCCATGATAGCCCGGCTTTAATTTGTTCAGCATAAGCATCGCTACGGGCCTTATTCAAACCACTTAGTCGGCAGGCATCAGCAAACTCAGCATTGACTGCTTCGGCCATCACTTCCATTTCTTCGTTAGGATCATCAGCAATCACCATTAGATCGGTGCGGGTCTTAGCCTCCATGCCCAGCACGCCGTCGATAGTCGGAGCGATAAGGTTATGTTGCGTTAATGGTTGTCCGCGTTCTCGTAGCTTTGCTACCACTTCCGGTGCAAGCTGGTCACCATCGTAATAGGCGCAGGCGGTATTCGCGTTAGTGCGCCAGTCTGGCTGATGGTCAATATCCGAAGAGATATCCATCAATCGCTCAAGTGTAAAGCGGTCACGGTTTGCTGACTGAGATTGAGGAACCTCAGATTCATTAGTTGGGATATTCATCAGATAGCCATCCAGTGTTTAGGTTTAGAACGGTCAATAGGTTGGTGTTTCGGACGTGCAGGCATTCGCGCACGCATTTCTTGTGCAATGGCATAGCTCATCACCTGGTCATCAAAACAACCCGTTTGGGCATTCATGCGACCTCTTGCGTCATAAACGTAGGTATTCAATTCATTGATGGTGCCAATCCAGCGGACTCCAGAAGCATTCTCACGAAGCAGTGATTTAAGCCCCTCGATGATGACCGGCTTGCTTTGTGCTGTAGTTAGCCAGCCAAGCTTTGGTGTTTCATCATCATGATCACGGTCGAGGTATTGCTCTGAGTAGATAGAGCGGTGTGGGTAAACTTCACGTAACTTCTGTATGACTGCGTGACCATGGTTGTTTCGTTCTGGACCGATAAATGCCGTGTTGTACCATTTGCCAACATGGGCTAGAAGTTGAGCGAACAATTCAGCATCCAGATAGCCGAACCAGTGGGCGACCTGTTCCCCGGTAGACTTTTTCACCACATCAAATGATGATCGGTCGCCATTTTCCAAGCCCTCAGCGACATCCCCACCAATAGCGTAATCCTCATCTGGATCCGGCAGTTCCCACACCAATAAGTGATTCAGTAGCGTGCGTTGAAGTTCTTCTGCATTGCCAGCACGTAACGCCTGAACTTTGGTTCGCTTACCGGTTACTGGCTCAATGTCATATACCAGCAACGGAGACTGACACTGACCTTCGGCCTGCATGACATTGATGGCGGCAAATACGCGGCGGCCAGAGGTGAGAAATGCCTCAGATGGCGTGCTGGGGAATTCCTGTTTCATTTCCTCCTGCTGCTCAATTTCTTTGCGGATATACCACTGCTTTTGTTCATCGAGCAAAGTGATACCCATCGTTTGCTCAACAGCAGCAAAATACGCCTGATGGTATTTACTTAAACGCAGGCCCCCCGTTGGCACTGAAGTCTGATATTTAGGATCCTGCCACCAGGCAAAGAAATGGAATTTATAATCTTGTGAGGTGAGCGGCAGATTTAATTGGCCTAAATCCATGGCTCGCGTGCTCATGGTGTGGAAATCACCGCCTACGCCTTCAGCAGTGCTTTCAATAAATACAATGCAGCCGTCTTTGATGGCGTTGAGCGTTCCCGTTCTGACCTCTTTCGCCTTGGCCGGATACTTGGCGCAAATTTTTCCATGCTCTGAAATATGTAGCCGTTGAACCGTCCCTGAGCGAAATGAGGTTGATACGCGGATCTTTGAACCATGAGCAAATTCTATATGCCCACCATTGGCACCTTCACGTCGGGTATTGATTTGAAACGTTGCGCGTAACCAAACAGGCAAGTTATCGAACGGAATAGATATTTTGGTACTGAATATTTCCCCTGCCGCCGGTAAATCCTGAGCAATGATCCCACAGGAGAGATTTTTGTTAAAAAGCGCCTGATCTAGAAGGTAGATATCTATACCTGTTGAGAAGCCTAGTTGGCGAGCTTTTAGAATGATATTTCGATAGTGCATATTCTTGAACAACTCTCGCTGTGCAGGGCGCATGCGAAAGGTCACTAGCTCGCCATCTTCATTGACTATCTTGTATAGGTTATTCAACCGCCACCAAACATCAGATAAATGAGCTTTGATATAGGCTATCTGTTCTGCCTCAGTCATTACGGCAATATCGGCATCGTTAAGTCTATCGTCTTGTTTCACAGCAAACCGTCCTGTCCTGAGTCCCTAACTTCCTTCACTGCTTCGCCGAGTGGTGTTGTAACTCCCTTGCCTTCTGACGTTAATTTTTGAGTCTCAGCCTCCAACTTAGAAGTGGCTGCTTTAATGCGGTAGGTATCAGCCTTTAAACGAGGTCCGTTGATGGCATCCAATTTCAATTTACTCAAACTGTTCTCTATGGATTCAATACGGCCAATGTTTCTATCCAGCGCTGATTCAGCCTTGAGCAGCTTGTCATACAGTTCTATTCGCGCTTCAACAGACTCCGCTGCCACTAAATCCTCGTGGATTTTCCGCATGGTCTTGGTAACTGATAATGCCCGCGCTCGGGTGAATATCAGTTCGTCATGGAGATCTGAATCTGCCGCCGCCTCAAACAAATCATCTGCATTCAGATACCGCGCATAAGCGCCATGCTTTCTGGCTGCCTGATTGCCGGGAGTAAAAGCGCCAACCGGATTGGGATTACCTGCATTACCTTCTGAATGACGGTTGCCTTTGGTGAACTGCCCATTGCCAGATCTGCCGGAGTTCGGTTTCTCGGTTGGCTCTGACTCGGGATCGCGGTCATCGTCTGTGTCCGATGATAATTTCTGTTCTTCCTCTTCCACGTCATCACTGTTTGCGCACTGTTGCGCAGTAGCATCGGATTGCGCATTGTGCGCAGTTCTACGGGGTTTCTTTTGCGCAGACTGCGCAGCACGAGGTTTGATATAGCGGCGTGCAGATTGGTAATTAAGTCCATGCTGTTCACACCATTGCTGAGCGGTAATTCCTGTAACCGCGTTATCAGCCAGAAAGGCAGCTTGTAACGCTTCCCAATCATGCTTTGCCATAGTGTTCTATTAGTCTGTTGTGGGCCATTATTGAGCCACCTCTTGGGAAGTGACTCTGTAATGACTTGCTTCAGCTCATTTATCCCCATTGGATTGCTGTGATGGCAGACTGCGGATCAACGCTCTATCGTTATTGGCCCGGTCTAACAGGGTCAGTAACGGGTCAAGCCACAGCACTGCTTGGCGGTAAGTCATTCTGTGGGGGGAAGTGGTACCAGTAAGGGTTCCGTCAGGTTGGCCGGAATTGCGCATTGCCCTGGCACGTAGACCGTCCGTATAGTCGTACATCCGCTGAGCAGTAGAATCAGGGATATACCGATCAGCGCATTCCTCAACTTTGAGGTCTTTGCGGTTTTCAATTTGCCTTTCCTCGCTTTTGGCAGAAATGGTGACGTTATAGCTACCGGCCTGTGCAGCTATCTCATTGGAGCGCTGGAACTGAAAAGCCTGTAATGCCTGGGTGGTTTTTGATTCATCTAGATCACTTTGCAGTTGTGATAATTGCCCAGTCTTCTCAACAGCAGATTTGTGGAAATAGAAAGTAGTACCGCCGAGGCACAGGATCACCACCAGCAGAACGCTGGCAATCGCGATAAGTAGTTTTGTGGACATATCAGGATCCGGGCTTAATGCCGTTTACTATGAAAAAAGCAGGGGTAATGGCATACACCAGTGATTCAGATTTCACGTAGCGTTACCAAAACAGCATGTAAATGGGTGTTATTAGCTAATTTATAACGGCTTTATGGCATCAGACATAATTCGCGTTCGACTTCACGGCGATTGACTAACCCCTTCCAGACCTTGCCACCAGCCTTAATCCATCTACGCAGTTCATTGCACGCGCCAGAAGTATCGCCACGGTTGAGTTTTTTCACCATGGTGGAATTGGTCATGGCAGTAATACCAACGTTGTAGACGAATGATGCCAGGGCAGCTTTGCGAAAATCGGACATTGGAACTTTAACGATGCGGTCGATGGCGGCAAATACGGGGATCAGATCTTTGTGTAGCAAAGCATCACATTCAGCATCGATGTAACGTTTGCTGGGGATGATATCTTTGCCAGTGTGACCATCGCAGACCGTTAGCACGCCAACCACATCACGATAAGGCATATACTCACGCCCTTCCAATCCATCGCTGCCACCCACAAGGGCAATTGCGATCGCCATAGCACCACCAGCAACTACACCGTATATTTTCTTCATTAAATGGGAGGACACTGCCATTATTTATCCCCCCTGATTATTGTGTATCCCTCTCGCGCTGCTTTTTCGATAGCTTTTGTCTGCCGGCGCTGCCAGTAGGCGTTCAGAAAAAAGGTAGCCACCCCGATGATAATACCGATGACAATCGCCCAATCATTCAGGGTTAAATCTTTTAATAGGTTACCCAGCTTCCCAACCAATACCAGCACTGCCCCTGTGAGATATGAGGCAAATGATGTTTTTTCAGGCATTTTCATGCTCCACCTCCCCGGTTTGGGGAAATAAAAAAGCCTGCTGGGCGAACCATGCAGGCTTTTGGGGTAGTCAGGACTGACCGGAACTGACCAATAAAAAACCGGAGCAGCTTTTAAGCATACTCCGGCATCTTTCGGAAATTTAGCGCGTTATGAGATTCAAATCAATATGTAATTAGTAATCATACACGGTAGCTATCTTTACTTGGATCACACATATTTGACAATAATCACTAATCGCTTCTTAATTTGTAGTACATAACTTAAGCTGATTTTAATTTAGGATGTAAAGGGAATTATATGAACGAAGAGCTTATCGATAGATTTCATAAAGAAATGTTAGGAATCTATAATTCAGCGCTAAACTTAACACCCCCCTATCGAGCCACTCGGTTTTATCAAATGGTTTTACAGCATGGTGGGTATGAAACAGCAAAGCGCTTGTTAGCAACAGGGAATCCGTCTGAAGGATTCACTCAACTTTATCTCCGAGGGCCTGAGAACTTGCGCCTTAGTGTCGAATATTTAGTGTTGCAACAACCTTGGCGTATATTATTTGAAGAACAGCATCTAGCTAAAGCAAAAAAACGCTTAGTGGATATGCGAGTATCAATCCCAAAAGATGACGTTCAATAAATATGAGAAACCCTCTTATCTCATTTCGGATTGAATTCTTTCAATTAAAACCTCACCTGCATCGGACTCTTCAACGTACAGCCAGTGCATGCATTCTTTAACCACAGGCGCATATAGCGCAGCCCATTCCCCGGCGGGTATCTCAGCCCCTATGATGCCCATCGATTTACGCAGATGTTCCATTGTTGGCGGTATACGGCCACCACCGCCGCATTCGTTGCATGTTTCTGGATGAGGTCGCAGAGTTTTACCGGCACCGTGACAACGTGGACATACCTGCGTTATAGATGCCTGCTGCTTAGCCCATGCCCGCAATGCGCCACGCTCTGTTTTGATTTTGGACTGAAGGGTTTTTATTTCGTCTGCCAGTAATGCGATAGTGCCATCATCAAGTGCCTGGGCTTTATCTCTTTCCAGCAATTTGATTTGCTGCTGTAGCCCATCAACGACTTTTCTGGTCATTCCAGTACGGGAGCCGTAACGTCGTAATAAAGTTGCAATTTGCTCTACCTGCGCCGGGAGATTTCTATCCAATACCATATTCAGCGCTAACTGGCAGGCAGCAATGGCTCGAGGTGGATGTGGTCGCTTATGCAGCCACACACTAATTGCGGCCCGTAAGCGTTGCTCTGCTTTGCAGTCATTGCGGTATTTGGTCATCAAAATATCGAATCCGACAGGGTGTATATGCTGGCACGTAGCAAAGGTACCTAATATCTGGTCTTTGGTCAAAACTGCACGGCCTCGGCCAATGTTCAGCGATTCAATGCTGACGCAGCGCGGATCGTGCATTTTGATAAGTTGTTCAATAGCAGTGGTCATTGGTCAGTCCTGTGTTTGGCGGTCAGGACTGATTGTATAGCTCATACTATGAATCGCAACAATGATTAGAGTCATTTTGAGCAGTCAATGCCTATCCATTGCTCTTTTTTCAAAAAAATAACGATACCTATTATCTATAATAAGCACAAAATCACATTTGTTATACAACCAATCATTTACTCTTATTGAATAGATTATCCCTATGCCACTTAAGATATTTCATTGATCTATTATTAATTTTTATTTTTATATCTGTTTTTATATTGAGTTCTTCTATTATTTCACTAATTAATGGCTCGTCTCCGATAAGCATTTCCCCCTGATCGGAAAAACTAATAAAACCCTTATCGAACAATACATCCACATGCGCGGCCAGCATCAAACCATTATATCGATCTAATCTCTCTTTATCAGAGCTTTCTCGCCACGGTTTTATGTGACTAGCACGGATCATTTCAGGCATACCTATGCCGGTAACTGGGCATTTGGGGTAGAGTTCTATTAATTTTTTTCTAAAACCACCTTGACCTACACGTGCATCAACTAAAAGTTTCTTGGTAGTTTCAGGAATATTATTTGAGTCAAGAACCTCTTGCACATCCTGATAAATATCATCGACTCCCAATGATTCAGCTAATTGCGATTCCCTTACTGACATTGAAATCTTATCAGATATTTTTAATATATTCTTGCTTTCACTCAATTTGAGCAAAAGCATACCGAGCTCTTCACTCAGTTTCGTTAAATAGAACTTTTGATTTCCGCCTCCGTCAGTACGAATTGGCGAGTATTTATTTTCAAGAAGCGGCGAGATTTCTTTTATTTTATCTTTAGGTTTGAATGGAGTCAGTGGATAACTGAAGTCCACGTTAACTTTTTGAAGTGGTTTTTCAAATCCATTTAAATCTGGAGATCTTACAACTTGATACGATGTAGAGGTAGCAACACCTAGAGCACCAATCTCTTGTTTGGCGAATGAAAAAATTATATCACCAAGTTTCACGTCCCGGATATTTGTATAAGTTTGATTATTAGAACCATCCTTATTGGTATAAGGGCAGCGTAAAAAACCACCACTTCGTTCAGTTTTATATAGCTTATTATGATTTACCCAGAAAAATTGCCGTGCCGATGTATCACTCTTCATAATCATCTCATAACATTATAACTTTCAGACAAAGTTACAACCGAAACAATTACATATCAACTAATGTATCTACTTATTAGGAGTTCGTGACCAAAATCACAGAACAATGATAACACATAGTTATTATAATGGATTAGCTCGAGTTTGGGTATAAATATAAAGAACTATTAAAAATGGTATTAATCCTCAATTTTTACTACTAATTTAGGATAAGTAGCACCTTATCTCTGCTTTGGCATGTTCAAATCCATGGCAAACTTTAGCCACATATTTGGCATCAGTTAGTCGATATATCCACCCTAGTTGCATTTTAGTGACCTTTCCGTTTTCCGCTTTCATCTCAATCCACAACCCCGCATAGCCACCGCGCGGCAAAGCCAGAAACAAATCCGGCACCCCCTTCCTCAATCCAAGCCGCTTAGCATCCCTCGCAGCCTTTGGCCCGCGTTTACCCTCATTGGGGATATGGATCAGATAATCCCCGATACAAATACCATCAATAACAGTTTTATCTGCCCACTCAATAAGCGCGGCCTGTTCCTCGGTTTCCGCCTGGTGGTTAACTTTACGAACTTTCCCGTTACGCACTTCCAGCTTTGCTGCTGTTCCGATGATGCCAATGGCATCTATGCTATTAAGCAAACTGGCCCCCTTTAGCGGTTACCAGCGATTCCTCCAGCCAAATCCTAAGAGTTGCATGCAATGCCAGTAATATCGTTTCCTCAAGCTCTCCAGGCTGCCATTCATATGGTACCCGCCCATCAATAACATCATGGCAGCAGTTGCACCCAAATACGGCCCAGTAATCATCTGACTTATACCCCAGGCCGTGGGTTGAACTGGGTAAATGGCACAGTACCGTTGTTTCTGGGTTACTGTTACAGATGCTGGGGATCTGTAGCGTGCAGCATTGGCCCCGCGCGGAATCGCGTAGGGCTTTACTTCTAAATGCCGGAGATTTCATCTCAATACTCCAGCAGCCGGTTAACTGCCAGTTCCATTTCATAGTCATTATCAAAGTGCTGGCCTAATGTCTCATTCCAGATAACACCGGCCACGCCTTTATAAATATGGTCAAAAGAGCCCTGATCCATATTCACGAATGCGATACTCCAACGCTGTTTCAATGTGCCACCCTCTGGGTTTGGCATCAGGTCATAGAATCCGGCTTTGATCATTACGTGGTTGAAGTAGGCTGCATCAGTCTTTACAGCCTCCCCATCAAACCTCTTCTGGCGCTGCCTGATTACCCTGTCTAATACTGCTTGAGCAATAGACTTTGTAACATTCTCATAGAGTTCAGGATCTCCAGCGGCACTACCCACAGCTTTAGCCACCTCATGGGCTATCCATTCCTCTGGCGCACTAACAAAGGTCCAATCCGGTACCCAATATGAGAAACCCAGCTCCAACAATTTCCAGAATTTACGGTGATGCTTCAGGTTGCGCCGGTCGCCAATTGGACTCATTGAGATTGGTGTGCCCGCAGGCACCCCTTTCATCGTTTCGCGATCATGATCAGTGGCGTACTTGATTCCACCACCAGGTAACAGGACGCCCAGCACCTCAGTCTTTTTCTTTCTCGGGGACTTAGTTCGCTGCGTTGTTGTCATACGGCCCCCATTGAGGACAGCCGCTCGGCCTCTCTACGGATCTGGGCTAAAAATGCTTCGCCAGTGGCAAGTAACTGCTCACGGCTGATATAGCTAATGGCTGGGCCACGCCATTCCTTATCGAAAATGGCAATAGCCGCACCAAACCCGGCATTACAGGCCACCTGAGTGCTATCTTCGGGACGGAACCATGCAGGTACTTCAAAACCAATTCTGCCGCGAATGAAAGCAATATGGTCAGCTTCTTCAGGCCACCACACCTCTGACGTTGCCGCTTTGGTCAAATAGACATATCGACCGCCGCGCTGCCGCATTTCAGAGGTATAAGCCATGATGTGCCGCATACCAGTGATATATTGCCCTTCATGCTTCTTCGCCGTGCTGTAGGGAGGATTGGCGAAAGCGGCACCATTCAACTCGGTCAGTTTCGCTGCCCAATCTTGAGTGAGCGCATTATCTTCAGCAGTGTAATAAGCAGGCGTTTTCGCATTCTCACCATCACTGAACAGATCCAGAACTAACGGGCCAAACATCGCATTGATACCCCAGAACAGAGCATCTGGCGTGCGCCACTGATCACCAATCAATTTCAACTTATGCGTTTGGGCGGATTTGAGAGCTGCCAGATCATGAACATATTGGGTATTGGAGAAATCAATCATGCAATGGCTCCCCATGACCAGAATTTGGAACCAGGCGATAAAACCAAACACGCTTACCGCTATCCTCATTGCGGACAGTTCTAACCTGCTTCACCAGCCCATGGCGGACAGGATTAATTTCACGCAGGCGTGCGCTTATAGCGGTCTGGGTATCACCTTCACCGGGGAACATCTGGGATAATAACTTTTCGAGATCGCGCAGGGTCCGCCAGTCAGCACCGCTGGCGGCACTGATCACGCGGTTTAACTGGCTGTTGGTATCGCTTAAACGGCCAGCAAGGCGCATAGACCTTACATCGTTGTTAATACCAACCCTTTCGGCGTTGGGTACGTGTGGCTTGATCACCATTACGCGCCCTCCCCGACCAGCACTTGGCGGGTTCCGTCTGGCGTTGGTTGTGACACAATGCCTTCAACCTGCATTCTTTCTAGCAGCCAGGCAGCACGGTTATAACCAATGCGGAGTTCACGCTGTAGCCCAGAGATTGAAGCTTTACCTTTTGCCTTGATGAACTCCACTGCTTCAGGATAGCGATCATCATCGTCCCGTTCTGCACCGTCCAAATCTACCCATGAACTACTGGTTGCCTCTCCGCCTAAAGCGGTAACCAAATCCGCAATCAAGGCAGCTAATTCACCCGTCATCAGAATAAAGTCCGCATCGAAACGCTGAGCATAATCCTCGCGATCGATATCGTCGTTTTGCTCCAGAAGCGTGGCACTGTATTTCACTCTCTTCAGGCTGCCATCGTCGGACAACATGAAACTAATACGTTCCCGCCACTCCAAAGCCAACTTGGTAACCAGTTTACCGGCGGCGATATGCCCACGGATCTCGTCACTGACTAAATCCTGATGTTTACTGCGCAGAATACCACCCTGTTCCAACACAGCCTTTAACTCAGCTTCTTCCTGAAGCACAAACCCAGCAGGCGCGGCACCTGAGCGCAACCATTCGGTCAGCGTCAGTTCAATTGGGGTATCAAGTGTCATAGGGATAACTGGCAGTGAACCCATGGTTTTGCGCAGTAATGACAATGCATTTTCAGCTTTCCGCGCGCTAGCGGCATCGATGATGATTAACCCAGTCCCTGCGTTAATCCAGATGGATGTTGTAGAGTATTTGCTAAAGGCGCGTGGCAGCAGAGTCTGGATAACTTCATCTTTCAGCGAGTCTTTTTCTGTTTTTTTCAGTTTACGGTGTTGCTCTTGTTCCAAGCGTTCAACTTTACTCGCCAGCTCACGGGCGATAACCGGCGCAGGTAAATCCTTTTTTTCACACTGCAATGTGATCAGGATTTGCTTGTTAGCCACATGCGCTAGCGTGGCGCTTTCGTTACCCATTGGTGATATCCAACCAGTTTTCGCCATATCCTGGCTACCACACGGTGTAAATGCGAATTGCGCCATTTGCTCTTCCAGATTGGCGAAAGATACATCGCGGGATAGTTTGTAAATCAACACGTTCTTGAAATTAATGCTCATTGGTCAGTCCTCAGTAATTTGATTATTATGCAAACCGTGGTCGGCGGCCTGCTGTAATGACTCTCGGTGTTTACTGTCCAGAGACTCTTGTAACCTGATACTTTCATCTCTCCATCCTCTTGCCCTTTCCTCCTGATCTTGTTTAATTTTGTCTTTCAACTCGTCTAAAAAATGACGGATTTTTGTTGGTACCCCATTACCCAACTTGCCCTTATCTGATAACAACAATTGATATTTCTCAGCTTTAGGTTTGGGCAAGAGTCCTGTTGTTACCGCCTGTTCAACCGTGCCTTTTACCGTTTCTTTGTCCCATCCCTCCGACACTGACCACTCTGGTGATCGGCCTATCCCCTGTGCTGCTTTAGTCAATCGCTCATAGGCCGCAATGAAAGCCATACGCGCACCTACCTTGTCGCCTTCCTGCATAATTGGCTGAGCAATATTCCATGCTTGGGCAATTTCATTCGTCCAGACCACGGTGTTAGCCTCATCTTGCGCAGGTAATGCCAATGCCCACGCCTCATTCGCTGAAAGCCAATCGGGCTTACCGGCAATATGTTGGATATTGCGGATAATATCGGCAGGCTTTGGCGAGAAACGGCCCTGATCCGGATCGGTCAGCCAGTTACTGAATGCCTGGCGCACTGTGTCGATATCGTTGGGCAGCAACGCATTCCAATAGAGTTCCAGCACGGCTTTTGAAGCATCTTTGCCGTATATCGCCAGAGTGGCTTTCATGATTTCTGCAAATTCACGTTTATCATCTAAACCCTGCATACTCACCACCCATCATTGACAAAATCATCCGCAACCCGCGCATTGTGCGCCTCCAGCGCTTCCTGACGACTCATGCCGGTGTTACCAGCGCACTGATTTTGTGGCCGAGTACGATTCTGCAACCATTCAAATTTCAACCCCTGCCAACCGGCGGCCATGGCTTCAGACAACGCATCATCCACAGACCATCCAGCAGCAACCGCTTTACTCAACTCCTTACCCAGCATGTTCACCACGGTCTGAGTCATTGGCGCTCGTTTTGCTTTTCGGTGTTTTAGGTAGTCATCCCAAATCTCAGAGCTAACAGCCATCGGAAAAGCTGAGAAGTCTATTGCCGAACTTTTAGCCGCCTTACGTGTGCGCTTCTCTGTAGTAATCTCTGTAGTAATCTCTGTATGATCGAAATGGGGAATCCCTTGCCCGCCAGTTAGGGAATCCCTTGCTGGCGGCTTGGGCTTTTCCTCGTTCGCCAATTGGGGTTTTCCCGTTTCCCGAAATGGGCTTTCCCCATTTGGGGACTTATCAATAGGTTGCGATAGCATTCCATCCAACCGGTCGGTATCAATCTGATAGTAAATACGGTGTTCTAACCGCTTATTTGTTTCTTTCAAAACCCCCGCTTGCTTGAGCTTTTTACGAGCTGTGAGTTGTTCCTCGTAGGTCAATCCTGTTTCAGATTCAATCTCTTCCGTAGTTTTAAAAATGCCAAACTCTGAAGTTTCTTTGCCAGTCCAATAGAATAACTGGCAGAACAAAATGACTGCGTTTACGCTCCCAAGATATGGAACCAAGCCAGGGTAGTAAGCAATCGGCCGGCCAAATTGGTATATGAGTTCAGATGGCGTCATAGTTCCCCCTACAGCTGCTTTGCATCAGAGGGACTATGTTGGCGGGAATAAAATGCCTGGGTAATACCAGACAAAGCCCCTGTGATAGCCATACGGCGGGCCTCCTGCCCGTCAATAGCCAGTTTTTTACCCACAATACTGGCAATCAATTCTACCGATTGTGTGGTCGTTGGCGTGATGTTAGTCATTGGGATTTCTCCTGGCTGATTGGAAGATCAGGCAGCCATTCAGGTACCGGCAGCCCGGCGAGTTTTAATTCGGCATGGACGTGAGCCAGCATTTCTGGAGCTTCAGCAAACATCGCCAAAAAACCACGAATTGCGGCCACATTGGTTTCTACTGCGGGGTTTGATTCCAGCGCATTGGCGGTGCTTTTTATGGCCACTGCCTCGCTTTCTGTCCACCTGGTCTTAATCTGATCTTCACGCACGGTATGGAACGGTAAACCGTTCTTTCCCACCTTTTTCCGGGATAGCAACTCCCGCCGGACGTCAGAGGCTATCGTAGCCCCTGCCGTTATAGCGGCAGGTTGATAAATTGTGGTCATTAGTCAGTCCTTAAATATCTTGGGTGATTACACGCATGGACATAAACTGTTAATCGCTTCTTTTTTAGTCCGCCATGGAGGCGCAATGTCCAGTGATAATTCCCTTAGTTACATTAGAGCCTTGGTCGATGTTGTCGCCATTACCGTGCTATCCGGTAGTGATGAACAACATAAGCTCCGCATCAAGCAAAGTCTGGATGCAATCATGAATCATCCGACATTGGAGATTTCACCTGAGGGTCAGGAATTATTTGCTCACTTTGCTGCCCTTCTGGATGGTTCAAGCACTGAGGTTTTCCTTTCAGCACGGATAAGCCAAGAAGATCCAGATCCTGAAAAGTCACACTCTTCCCCTCATTTGCATTTATTGAGAGGGGGCAAAGAGGAGTAGCAATTTTTTGTGTCTTACGTTTAGCTCTCCAGCTAGCGAGCCAACGCTTTGGGCTAATAGTCATTGGTCAGTCCTCTACCTTTACTGATGAGCTGGTTTGGTCAGAACCAGGCTGAGATTTTCCGGATTACGGCCATAGTCGGCCGGGTTATAGGTGTATGGGATGTCGGTAGACATATGGCAAAGCAAGGCAACCTTTTCAGGTAACCCACGCTTACGGTAGGTTTTGATCGCTTCATAGGAACACTCAAGGGCTTTCGCCGCCTGATACGGGCTACTGAAATGGTTGATCACCTGTTCCGCAGCCTTGATGCGCACATCCAGCGAATTCGATTTAATATCATTCATCACAGATTTTCACCTTAAGAACCAAGGGTAGAATTATACCCATAAAGGTGAATATATACCGAAACTATACCGAGCGCAAAGTTTACTAAAGTTGAGTTACTTTTATACCTATGAATACATATAGCACTTTCGGTGAGCGCCTGTTGGCGAGACGTGAAGAACTCGGCATGACGCAGGAAGATCTTGCGGCAAAAGCCGGTATTACTCGCATGGCAATAAGCAAAATTGAGCTTGGGATGACGCAAAAGCCCCGAGCAGATAATCTATTTGCGTTAGCCAAAGCCTTGCAATTGAACCCCAATTGGTTGGTTTCAGGGAAAGGAGAAAAAGAAGCTAATAATCAAGCCACGATCAAAATCGATAACGCTTCACCGATTGACGTACTCACCAGAGAGGTTCCATTGATTAGCTGGGTACAGGCTGGCGCATTCACAGAAGTCACTATGCTGCCGCGAGAAGAGTATGTTTATTATCCCTGCCCTGTGATTTGCAGCCCGGAAAGTTTCGCTTTGCGCATCGAAGGCGAATCGATGCTGCCTCGATTTGAGCCGAGCGATATTATTTATGTTGACCCGGAATTAAATGATCCTCCGAGTGGCAAATATGTAATTGCCCGAATGGAAGGTAGCGCAGAAGCGACATTTAAACAGCTACAAATACTCGATAACCAACGTTATCTTAAAGCCTTGAACCCAGACTACCCGTCTGATGCCAGATTTGTAAAAGTAAACGGTAATTGCGAGATTATCGGCACCGTGGTGTGCCATGTTAAACCAGTATAAGGATATGAAATGATTGTTAATCATCCGATATCAAAAGACGATAAATCAGCTTGGTTGGCAAAGTTAGGCAGTGGGCATCTGGGTGTCGCTAAGACTTACCTCCATTTTCTTCTCGCTATGATTTTTATCTCCGCGGCTACTTTTTTTGCCGTGTTTGCTGACTGGAATTTCTGGGTTATTGTGCTGGCGATGGTGATTTACGCAATCTACATATTCAATGTGGGCCGGGGCCTCTGGTGTGTATCTAAAATTATCAACAACAAAGCACTTAGAATCTTGACCAAGTGTGTCTCTGTATTCTCCTATTTCTGTGGGATATCCGCTTTTATACGGGCAGCTAACCTCGTACTTTTGTATCTCCAACTTCAGTCATAATTCCCCACAATCCGAACCTACTAACCGGCGCATGCCGGTTTTTTTGTCTTAAATTCAATTCAATACGTTAAATACCGAAACTTATCGATCTTTTAGTTGCAAAAGTACCGGTATAGTTATACCTTTTAAGCATCCGCAAGGATATGCTCTTTAACAAACAGGTTAAGTGACACTAAACGGTCCGCGTGTACCGGTCACGGCTCAGCTAAACCACGAATCACCCACAATTGAGGAAAAAATTATGAAGTGGACTTACCCTGCCTCTGTCAGTGTGAGGAGGTAGGTATAAGATCACTGATAACGGTATTTACATGAATAAACCTAGCCTAGATATACAACTACAAATAAAGGAACTACTGGAAAAATATCCGAGCTTTACTTTCCAGCAACTCAATAACTGGCTGAATAAAGACGGTCTTATGCTGTCAATTTGCACTATTGAAGAAAATCAACAGTTAGCGGGCACTGATATAACGATGAGTAACTCTGCTCCCTGTCGGAAGAACCTCAAAAGCAATCTCCAATAATGGTTCTTCTGGAATAGTGTTTGCCAGCGATGCATAAAATGCTCTTCTCTCTAGTGGCATATTTCTTACTAGTTTTTCTGCATGCGTACTGATTTCAAATATTCCGCACTCGACACATTTGTAAGCTTTGTAGTTAGAAGAATCGGTGAACACATAGCTTCCAGCGCTATCACATAGCGGGCAAGTAGATTCAAATCTTTCTTTCATACAGATATCCTTACTTGTTGTGGTGACAGCAAGGATAGCACGCGCCGGGCGTGGATAAATATCCCGGCAAAAACCAACTGAGGACTGACCAATGGCCACAACATCTCGTCAAAAGCGTATGGCAAAAAAACGCAATGCCCATATCCAGGCACTGGCAAAGCGTGAAAGTAACCGAGTTGAAAAAGCAGTATTAGTTTTGGTGCGGTGTAAACCGATGCCAGATATGCCAGCAGTACCCCGCAAGCCCAGAACTTCAGCAGATCCAGAGAAACGGATTGCAGCAGTTGCCCGCCAAAAGATGCGTGGTTGCAGTAAGTTACCTCGCGGCGTGCGTTAAGCATTAATTAGCAGTAAAGCAAAATAAACCATCGGAGCTACAGCTTAGGCTGTGGCTCTTTTTTTTACCTAAAAGGAACCAATATGAGCAATTTCCCAGCAATTAGTATGAAGCAGATTGAATCTTCCCAGATCCACAGCATCGGCCATGACCCAGTTAGCAACACTCTGGCGATTCGTTTTAAGTCGAAGGGTGAACCGGCAGCCCTGTATCACTACCAGAATGTGTCCGCTGATGATTACGCGGCATTCTCCGGTGCTGAATCAATTGGCTCTCACTTCTACCGCAATATCAAGCCAGATACTGATCGTTATCCATTCCAACGCATTAATGAAAAGAAAGACGGCGAATAAGTGGCTTTACCGCTGCCTCTGTTCGCAGGGGCTTCGGCAACACTCCTTACCGTGAGGTGCATCGTGAATGAATACAACTATCAGCGAATGGTTGAGCAATCGCTGGAACAGTATGACCGCCTATTAATTTCGGATCCTGATGAGCAAGAGGAATTAGGCAAGAGGATTGAGTTTTTACGCCGTCATTCAAAAATGCTCGGCGCTTTTAAAACCGCTGTCAAAAATGGCTGCTTTATTGCGGGTGCAAGTACCCATTACCTTGCAGCACTTACCGAAACAACCGCTATGGAACTCTATCTGGATGAGGTGCAGGAGGAAATATTTCTCCGTGTTGCCAAAGCAGAAAGAGCCATGGAGTTAGATGCAACACAAAGCACCCTCATAGACTAGGAATAATAATCGCGATAATTATTTGATAGCCTTTTCAATAAAAATTGCTCTGCAATTAGCAAGGAATTCATTCTTTGTTGCTATTGGATCTGCTTTAATCTCAGCCCCCATTTCTGGGTTAGCCTTAGCCTGATTCAATATCGATCTTAAATAGTAATAAGCCGATTTATTAAATTCAGCATCAGCAGATTTTCCTATTTTTTTATTGAAATCATCCCAAACGCTAACGCCTGCGGCGATAGCAAGCTCGTCTGATTTTCCTTCACTGAAATAAGCTTTTAGTGTTTGAAAACCGGCAAGGCAGTTTGTATCTAATATCGTTAGAGTCTTATACCAAGATGCCTCTGATTCTTTGCCTTCACATCCAGTCAGACGATACTCACTTTTCTCATTCTTAGAAAGATCTGAACTCACGTAGATAGTTTTGTGTTGAGTATAAGCAAAGGGAATGAAATCAGCCTCTTGACTATTTTCCCCTGTAATACGGACCTCACCACAAACAAACGTTTCGCCGGTAGAGTTGGTTACTTCAGTGATTGACCGATATTCCACTGTTTTCGGGTTCTGCATGCCTTCACGCATTACCTTTTCCATGGCTGGAATATCTACAGCAAATGCTGATGGAATACTAAGAATTGATGCTAATAAAACTACAAGTTGTCTTTTCATACCTTTTCTTACTTATCCATATCCTAAAAGAGAAAAGCCCCAGCGATTAAGCCGGGGCTATCCCAGGAGTGCGGGACCAACCGCAAACCTACTGAGGACTGAACAATAACCACGAGGATTATTATCAGCGTGGTTGAGTGACCAAACCCAACCATGGGAAAGCATACCATGACTATTGAATTCATCAAGAAACTCCAATACCGCCACCGCGTTACCGGCGACGACTTCAACCTGTATCCCCGCCAATCTGGCATGAAATTCTTCTTCGCCTGTGTTTTAGGCGCGTTCATGTTTCTGGCTATCGCTATCAAAATCTGAGGGCTGATCAATATGACTAACAAAATCAACTTCCCCGAGGTAATCATTAAGGATGATGCGGCACCAGTCTTATATACCAACGGTGGATTAAAAGCATTTGTAGACCAAGCACGCCAAGCAGTTGAAAACGAAGTGGTAGACGCAACTACCAAAGAAGGTCGCGCTCGTGGTAAATCTTTGGCCAGACAGGTATCCAGTAGCAAAAATGCTATTGAAAAACCGGGCAGAGACTATTTACGGCGCTTGAAAGAAGCAGTTAAACCAGCAGAACAAGAGTTACGGTGGTTTGTTGATGAAATGGATAAGCTACGTGACGATGTTCGCCGTCCTGTTGATGAGTGGGAAAGTAAGGAAAAACAAAGAATTGAAAAGCTAAATGAGAAACTTAGCTTTTTGAGAAATACAGGCAACGTTATAGATGAGCTCGGTAATTTGCAAAACTCTCAAATAATCGAAAGCCGTTTAGAGACACTAAAAAATACAGTTATTGACGAAAGTTGGCTTGAAATACAACAAGAGTCTATTGCTGCAAAAGATGCCTCTATCACTAAGTTAGAGCAGGCACTAGTCGTTGCTCATGAGAATGAAGCTCAAGCCGCTGAACTTTCCCGACTCCGCAGGGAAGCAGAAGACAAAAAGCGTCATGATGAAACTGAACGGGTAAAACGGGAAGCGGCTGATTTGGCAAGGATAACCGCTGAAGCTGAAGCAGATCGAAAACTTCAGACTCAGCGTGATGCTGCGGCCAAGGCAGAAGCAGAGGCTAAAGCAGAAAGAGATATGCTTCAGCAGCAGGCCCTATTAGCGGAGGCACGGCGCAAGAAAGATATTGAAGATGCGGAAAATCGCGCACGCTTCGAAGCTGAAAAAAGCCAGCGTGAGCACTTGCAAGAAGAACAACGCCGTCAAGAAGAACAAGGCAAACGTGAAGCAGATAAAGCTCATCGCCAAAAAATATTTGGTGAGATCATGGATAACTTAGTTCAAGAAGCAGGAATTGACCGGGTTGCTGCCCGTGCAATTGTTGTTGCAATTGCCGCACGAAAAATAGCCCATACACAAATTAATTTCTGAGGTACTCATGAATCCGGGTATTTACTATGACATTCCAAACGAGACTTATCACTCTGGCTCTGGAGTGAGTAAATCAATGCTGGATATGGTCGCTTTAGATCCCTCGCTTATTCAATGGCGGAAGAATGCCCCTGTTGATACAGATAAGCTCTCAGCGCTCGATATGGGTACAGCGCTGCATTGTGCATTACTTGAGCCGGATGAGTTTGATAGCAGATTTATCAAAGCCCCTTTGTTCAATCGTCGGTCAACAGAAGGTAAGGAAAAAGAAAAATCTTTCATAGCTGATTGCGAGGGTAGTGGGAAAATAATCTTAGATCATGAACAGCATCGCCAACTAACGCTGATGCAGGGGAGCACCTTCGCCCATCCAGCAGCAAAATTTTTACTCGAAGAGGAAGGTTTATGTGAGTCATCTATTTATTGGATAGATGATGAAACGAGCGAATTATGCCGTGTACGCCCTGACAGGTATTTGAAAAACCGCCCTGTTGTTATTGATGTTAAAAAAACTGCTGATATGGAGCGTTTTTTTCGTTGGCATATTGAGGGTTTTCGTTATCACGTACAAGCCGCTATGTACTCCGATGGCTTTTATCAGCATTTTGGAGAGTGGCCGCAATTTATATTCATCGTCGTCAGTGAAACTATTGACTGTGGTAGGTACCCGGTGCGGGTCGTTAAGTTGGATACAGTAAAGATGGATCGAGGAAATCGCCTGTATCGAAACGACTTGATGACATATCACGAGTGTAGAGTTTCAAATAACTGGGGCGGCATTGAAATTGTTTAAGAGGTTTAATTAACATGTCACAGTTAATGATAATTCAGGAAAATCTATCCAAAGAACTTGAGCCAGCCCGTAATATTCTCCCTAAACACATTCCTTTTGACCGATTTGTAAATGCCGCCGCTGTCGCCCTTGCAAATAATGCTGACCTGTACTCATCAGAACCACAAAGCCTTATCAATGCACTCACTATGTGCGCCAAAGATGGGTTAATCCCTGATGGTCGAGAAGCAGCAATGGTTGTTTTTAATACCAAAGTCAAAAGAGACAATAAAGATATTTGGATAAAGAAAGCCCAATATATGCCCATGGTTGACGGTGTAATGAAACGGGCGCGGCAATCTGGCGAGGTTGAAATTATTGCTTCGCGTATTGTTTATGAAAATGATGAGTTTGACGCATGGATGGACGACACTGGCGAGCATATTCGGTACCGGCCGACGCTCAAAACTCGTGGAGGTTATCTCGGTTCATTCGCTTATGTTCGAATGAAAACAGGTCACGTGCAATTCGAATGGATGAATCATGAAGATATAGAAAAAGTTCGTATGGCGAGTAAAAATAGCGATAGTGGCCCTTGGAAAGATTGGTGGGAGGGTATGGCAAGAAAATCAGTTATGCATCGACTCGCTCGGCGTTTGCCAAATAGCTCTGAATTGATGGAAATGCTTGAACGCGGCAATGAAATGAATTGGCAGAAACAACAAGAAGAACGCGATATAACACCCCAGAGCAATATCCCAGACACTATTTCGTCGCTTAATAATGCCATCAATGGTCAACCAGAGAATATTTCACCCACTGAATATGTTATGAGTGATGATGATCGGCAAATGTTTGATGACCTAATCTGGCAAATGGAGGAATGTCAGAACGCTAATGAACTGAAATCTGTTAGCGCCAAGATTCGATTAATGCAAAAAGATCAAGCGAGCACTGATGAAGCTAACAAAACATATTCAGCAGTAAAACAACGTCTAAGCGGCCAAGAAAGTAATACTTAGTATTTACCTCTCCCATATATTAACAAGCCCCCCGAAAGGAACCCATCATGACCACACAGGCCACAACTGCCAGTGTGCTGGAGTCATCCCTGCGCCCAGTTCGGGCGCAGTTAGACCTTGCCATCGAGCAGACTACCGGCACCGCACAGCGCTCTATAGAGAGCGCGACTGTTTTACTCAACCAAGCACAGTCCCTATGTATTGAACAACTCAACATCGAGACGGACGAGTACAACCTTTTATTCGACCGTTTAGAAAAAACTGAAAACGACCTAACCACGAAATCCTTGGCGTTAACACAAGTGCAGGAACGCATAGAAAATGCAGACCTGTTAGTAGCTGAAGCCAATGCGCAGCGAGACAGTATTTCAGCCAAATACAATCTTTCACTTTCAGACCAACGCGTGTTGACTACTGAGGTGAATCGGTTGAAGTCACTGAATCCTGAAAAAATGAAAATCCAGATCGTTCGCCTCAAAGATGATTTGGAGAGCAAGCGCACGCTTTTAAACCAGCAACTAACAGAGATCCGGCGATACAAAAAAGAGGTGGCAGAAAAAACCAGCAAACTGGCTGTCATGGTCAATGTTAATGACCAATTGAATAATGCCGTTTCTGACCTCACCAACCGGATCCAGCGCATGGATGGTGACGTCGAGCCAACCTACTATCGTGGTAATGATGGTATTGAGTTTTACTTTTATACCTTCCAGTGGGGACTGAAACTGCGCTCAGGTGATTACGATATGCAGCTCATTAACGATATTGACTGGCATATTGAAATTCGCTCCACCAGCGGCATTGGCCTGATCGTCTCGGTCAATCAGTGGACATTACCGGTCTATCCCATGTTTGATGACTTCAAACATAACTGGCCGGATGGCCTCACCCCGGCGGTTACCCAGCGTATTCGTGATCTACTTGAGCCTACTCACCCACATTGGGTTAAACGTGCTGAATGGGCAGAAACCGTGCCTACCGAAACCCTGCCGTTGAAAGAGCAACATTTAGAACTGTTGGCACGCTCTGGGATCCATTCTTTGTTTGATGTTGTTCGTCGAACGCCGGATATGTTGGCTCACGCCGTCAAAGGCTTCGGGATAGCAACTGCCCGCCAGGTACACGCTCAATGCACCAGAATCGTAAAAGAGTGGGAATTAGAGCAGAAACAGAAGGAAGCCGCATGATGGATGAGGAACTGAACCAGAGTACCGGCAGCTACTTTAAAGAAGATGACCGAGGAGACTATACCGCTCGTATCATCTGGCTAATGCGCTGTCGCGCTGAAATCCGCAGCGGTAACCCCTACCAGCCAATACCGAAGCCGATTTATCCCAATGATGAGCGATGGCCCGGCTTATCTCATGTGAATACGGTCGATATAGGTATTCGTAAGCGCTACTCACTGGAAGTTTTGCTGGCTATCTATCAGTTTCACCGCGCTGGCCACAATGAAAACTTGATTGCCAGCAGCACCGGTATCCCGGTGACCACTATCCGCAAAATGTTGGAGCATAAAACCCAGAATCAGCGCAAAGCATGGCAACTGGCACACCAGCTTCGCATTCCCTCCAAAAGAGACATTATCAACCGGTTAATTCGGGAGGTTTAACCATATCCGACCGTAGCATTCGATAGCACTATCACTAAAACATAGCCCCTTACCACCCCAGACCAAACGACCATAATAGGGCGTAACATCTTTGCGCCCTTTCCTACTGAGGAAAGACCAATGACCAAACTACTGACATTAGAAGAATGGGCGGAAGAAACCTACCGCAGCAAGCAACCAACCCCCCAGACACTCCAGCGCTGGGCGCGAGGCGGCAATATTTACCCTGCCCCTGAAAAACATGGGCGGGAATATCGTGTACAGCCAGGTGCTATTTATATTCAACCTAAAAGCTATCGCTTAGCCAAAAAAATAATAAAAGCCTCACCCGATGTTAACTCACCATTAATAGAGAGAATTAATCATGGCATCAAGGCCGCAAAGATATGATGCCAATTTACCTCGGAACCTTACCTATCGCCGCTCGCGCAAATCATTTTACTGGCGTAACCCTATTACTGGGGAGGAAATAACCCTAGGGCAAATTGCCCGTAGAGATGCCATATCTCAGGCTATTCAGGCCAATAATTATATTGAATCCAATTTTCAGCCAGTTGCCCTGCTTGAACGATTACAAGCCCCTACCCCAACTTCTGCGGCTAAAGCTGAAGTTAATACCGTAGCAAGTTGGCTAAAGCGCTATTCAGAGCTATTAAAGCGTAGAGAACTGGCTGAGAACACCATGAAAATGAGAGTCCTGCAAATCGGATATATTAACCAAAAATTTGGAGATAAACCGATCGAGGCTATTACCACCAAGCATATCGCTGATTTTATTAACACCTATGTCGATAGTGGTAAAAGTTCAATGGCAGTAAATCTACGTTCTGTTTTGTCTGATGTTTTTAGGGAAGCCATTGCTGATGGCTTAATTAGCAGCAACCCAGTGGAAGCAACACGCACGCCCTCACCAAAAGTTAAGCGAGAACGGCTAGACTATGCAGCCTTTTGCAAGATTTATGAGGCTGCCGGCCAACAACAGAACTGGGTTCAACTCAGCTTGGCACTGGCGCTGATTACCGGTCAACGCCGTGACGATGTGCGGCAATTAAAAAGAAGCGATGTGCATGATGGCAAGCTTTGGATAGTCCAAAGTAAAACTAAAATGCAGATAGCTATATCACTATCACTTCGGTTGGAAATAATGAATACCTCCGTCGGTGACGTTGTAGAACAATGCCTGAATAACAATAAGAGCGAATATCTCATTTGCTCGTCCAGTAGAAAATCAGGCCGAGAGCCCGGCGCATTAAATGCGGACTCGCTCACCAAAGCATTTGTTAAAGCATTGAAAGCAACGGATCTGGTTTATGAAATATCCCCTCCCAGCTTTCACGAGATCCGTAGCCTGGCATCGAGACTTTATGAGGCTGAGTACGGTAAGGAGTTTGCACAGAAATTGCTCGGTCACAAGTCGATGAAAATGACGAATGTATACCTGGATTCACGTAAAAATGAGTGGGTAGAAATTTAGACCGAGTATCAAGATTTCGGACAAATTTCGGACATTTTCGGACGAACATGAAAAATATCAATAAAATCAATAGAATAAAAAAAGACCGAATACGATTCCTATATTCGGTCTAGGGAAATGGCTCTTGGGAGAGAGCCGTGCGCTAAAAGTTGGCATTAACGTAGGCTTGTTCAGCCATACTCTTTAAGAGTAGTCGAGGACATGTGTTTCGCCAACTTAGCAACAGAAGTAATTAATAACGGTTGCAAACTAATTTAAATGATACAAATTAGCCTACCAGTTAAGAAAGGTAATTATCTGTTAAATAGAAAATAAAGGCCGTAGCGATGCTCAAGTTGTCGTGCTTACTTTTCGCATAAAGTCATCGCACGCTGTTGGAAAGGTAGCAAACTCATCTTTTGACCAGGGTTCTCGCTATCATCTAATAATAAAATATCTAGCGGTTTCGCAAGGACATGGCCTGCTTTCATTTGTTCAGATGCAACATCATTAAGTGGATATTGCGCTAATGTGCTGGGATTTATCACAAACAAAGCTCCCCCTGAGCGGCATTCCAACATCACCTCTTCTCGGGTAAATGCCCATTGTTTGCCAAATTCAAACTTACTGACAGTCACTATTTTCCCAGCGGCAAAAGCATTCACGGATAACATCAGTAACGATAACGTCAGCACCAAACCTTTCAT